CGGTATTGGTTGCCGCTGACCGATATCCGGTATTGGTTGCCGCTGACTGATATCCGGTATTGGTTGCCGCTGACTGATTTCCGGTATTGGTTGCCGCTGACTGATCTCCGGTATTGGTTGCCTTATCGTCTTCCCAATTAACTTGCTCTTTGATGTATTCAACGCCAGCTTTGATAATTCCAGCAATTCCAATTTCTGCTTTCACGGAAATTTTCTTCCCAACTCTCTTGCTATCATCAGATGATTTCTGATTATTCGCTTCAAGCTCCACTTCGCAATATCTGGAATCTGAAGGTGGATAATAATTGAATACATCCATAGGAAATTCGCATGCATGGAATCCATAATTGCAAATGTCTGCTTTTTCTTCCGAATATTCTTTTCCGATTTCATACTGGAAATCTCTGCACTTTAAGTCTTTATCAAAGCCTTTAAAGCATTTCATTCTTTCTTTTCCTCCTTTGATTCCTCTAAACCAAGCCCAAGCATTTTGAATGCCATGTCCTTTGTGAAATCATAATCTTTCACGCTATTCGCCCAAGCTTCAAATGCCTTTAATCTTCCAACCAGAAGTGCATATTCTTCATTGGCGTTCTCTGGAATGTAATCTGTGCTCTTAGTTTCTCCCATGATTAATTCTCCTTGTCTTTTGTACCGAATGTTTTAAGCATTTCTTCCAGAAGCGAAAAAATCGGAATAATTGCATCTACCTGTTTGAACTTTTCCTTGATTTCTTTATCAAGTTCTTCCTCGTTCATAAGGCCATGCTCAAATGAATGTCTAAGCTGTTCTTTTATTTCTTTCTCTTCTCCACCATTTTTTACGAACATCTCTTTAATTTCGTGGGTAATAACTGCATACTCTGAAAGAATATCAACCCCTTTACCAGAAATGTTAACTAATCCGTTTTCAAATTTAATCATTGTTTTTCCTCCCTATTTTCTTTTATTCTCTCCATCTGAATGGTATAATGTGTTCAGAAAGGAGGTATGTTAAAATGTTTCTCAAATTAAAAGTTTCCTGTACTTGTCATTGCGATTACTATATAAGTGAAAGAATAAGTACAGACAAGGTTGTGTGCCCAAATTGCGGAAAGGAACATCCTTATTCTCATAAAATAATTTCAATGCTTCATGCCGCAAATGAGATTGATGATGGTAATGTTCCCGGAGTAGAAACCATAAAAACTTCCGTTATTTCTGAATGGGAAGATGTGACTGAGCGTCAATAACAATCTTCATGTACTCTAAAAAGCCTTTCGCTTCAGTAGCGGACAGACCGCATTCGGCAATTTCATTTTTCACTTTTTCTACAAGGTCGCTTGCCTTCTGTCCGTTTTTGCGGCGATATAACTGATATATTTTGGAATCATAATCGGATAACCTTTCAGAAACGTAATCATCTGCTAACATCTTACGTCCACCTCCTTAACTTGCTATTTCATTCCCAAGAAACTTATTGATAAAATACAGTTGTCCTTTTCCGGTAACTTTTGTGGTTCTCGTTACTCTGACACTTCCGTCTGGATTCTGAACACTGGATTCCTTAACTTCAAATAGCCCTTGTTCAATGTATCTCTGCATTGGCATATTGTAACTTGCACCAGACTTCATCAGATAACCATTGTCTCGCATCCACTGGAACAATCTCTTCTGTCCTGTCTGTACACCATTCTGGCAAATCAACTTTGCGAGGTCTCCAATAAGGATTGAAGTGTGGCTGGTTGATACCGCATCGGCAAAGATCGTTTTCGGCTTGTCTGCTTCAATTTTTAGTCTTTGCTTTTCGATAATCTTGTCTCTCTCTGCGATTTTCTTCTTTGCTACCAGAATTGCTTTCGCCATCAATTCTTCATCAGAAAGTGTTTCTTGTCCTAAAATGTAACCGCCATTCTTACGGATGGATGGTATAACTTCATCAAACACCCATGTTTCAAACTTTTCTGCGGATGGTAGTTTACTCCTTACTATCAAACGGTAAATATCCCCTTCTGGTATTACTTTCATGCACTGGATTCCACCTTTTGAAGGTATGTCCATTTCGGACACCCCTTTACAATGAGTACGAATTGCTTTTGCTGTTTCCACGTAACCAAGTGCTCTTGCTACATCATTTGCAACAAAATACGGTTTACCATCAATCTCTACCGTCCGAATATCTCCGAACTCTGGCGAATTAAAAATCTGTAATTCGTTCATTATTCTCCTTTCTTGTTTAAAATAAGAATCTTCCTGCTAAGAATATTCCACAAAAAATCCCGATAATTATAAAAATTATGTCAACTATGGAATACCTCTTCTTTAACACTTCATATTTAAGCCTTTTGATTTTAACTATTTCCTTTCTGTGATATAATCTCCTTTAGGAAGGAGGTGTTAATTTGAAAAGCTTTGATGATTTCTTAAACACTGTTGACATGGAAAAACTAATCACCCCAACAGTTAGCACGATCGAAAATACAGATAATTTTGTAACTGTCATTACTGGATTATCTACCTCGATTGCCGTTAATCTTCTACGTCAGTATCACGAATGGATTTCTGAACAGCAGAAGTAATTCCATCAGAAACACATTTTGAAATGCTTTTCCCATCAATATTAGTTTCAAAAATACGTTTCTTTTTAGAGGGCTCCAGGATATTATGAATAGCTTGGAGCTCTTTCAAAATAGCGCAAAGAACATTATATGTACCACTCATCTTCCCACCTCCTTATGAGCTTTCCTTCTTGTCAATAGTGTTTTCTGTAGTGTCAATGACACCATTCATATATCCAAGAAGATAGTTTTTCTTATCATCTGGCAACTTATCAATTCGTTCAGTTACGTTTCTGATAAGTTCTTTCTTTTCCTCTGACATTCAATCACCTCCTATTTGTTCATCTGATGTACACAATATACCACACTTAATGTGCATTGTCAATAACTTTTTGTTGACTAAATGTACAAAATATGATATATTATTTTTAGGAGGTGAGAAAATGACATTAGCGGAAAGAATTCGGTTTGTTCGTGAAAAATACGGTGATAGCCAAACTAAATTTGCCGAAAAAATTAAGATTTCCAGATCTGCTGTAAGCAAGATTGAAAGTGGTGAAAATACTCCTTCCAATCAGACTATTACTTTAATCTGTAAGGAGTATCACACAAACTATCTGTGGCTAACAGAAGAAAAAGGTGAACAGGAATCTGACAATAGTGATGCGCAGGCTATTGTAGATTCAGTAATGAAGGGCGATAACGAATTTGCTAAAAGTGTTTTGGTAAAATTTGCGAAGCTCAGTGAAGATCACTGGAAACAAATTGAAAACATTCTAAATGAATTGGAAAAGAATTAAAGAAAGGCCGGGGTTAATCCCCGGTCATTTCTTTTATATAAAGATATTCAAGAAGCTTATAAACACGTTTAAGCGTGTAAGGGTCTTTCACCTCTTCTAAAAGTTTTTTAATTTCCTCTTTGTAATTAATATCATCATTTTTCTTGTAATCCACGTAAATCCCTCCCAATATTCCAAACATTTGTTCTTATTTATTAAATTATACCATGTTTCCATAACTATATACTGGGACGGAATCATCTCCGCTTAAATCCTTTCTGGCAAGTTGCTTTTCCTCTATATTTTTACAGATTACGAGATTTTTTGTATAAATATTGTGATTTTCGCTTTTCCAAATCGTAATAATAATAGATAGAAATAAAGGGGCTGGATGCTTGTCTGCGAGGGATTTATAGCGTTCATGAACAACCTGTTTTACCTCTGCTTTTGCAGTTTCGATAGTTTTATTCCTCCCAAAGATAATACTACGATCCGGGCGGAAGTAAACGTATTGAATCAAGAACGCCTGCACGAATATCAGTATAAACACAATTATGATTTTTTTATGTTTCTCCATGAATCCATCCCCTTTACACTATCATCTTAATGTATTACAATAACATTGTATCAAAAAATATACAATCACACAGGAAATGGCGAAATTAGCACCTCTGGTGGCGAATTTTACGTGAAAAGAGATGATTTGAATGAGAATTGCAATATGTGATGATAGCGAAATCCAGATTGATATATTTATGCATCGGATTAATAATTTTCTCAAACGAAATGGTGATATAAAAGCATTGATTACTCCGTATGATAAAGGGCAGCCGCTTATTGATGATGTGGCAGATGGCGAGTGGTATGATATTGTGGTTTTGGATATCGTTTTGAAAGAAGAAAATGGAATTGAAGTCGCAAAGGAATTGAGATTAAATGGCTATAATGGAAATATTATTTTCTGGACAGCCCACAAAGAGTATGTTTTTGAAGCTCTTGATATACTCCCGGTACACTATATCATAAAAGGTTCTGAAAACGGCAGAATGTATAGTGCTTTCAATCATGCTCTGGAACATATCAGCAAAAGCACTCTTATGATAAAAGGAAAAGACTTTATTCATCGGGTGGAGTTTCAAAATATCGAATATATTGAGAGCCGAAACAAATACATCATTATCCACTGCACTTGCGGTATAGTTTATACGGAACGATGTAAACTATCCGATATTGAAGAATTACTGGATTCCAGATTCTTGAGATGTCACCAGAGCTACATAATAAACATGGATGAGGTAAAAGAAATAAATACTTCGTTCCTTATGTTTTCTGGGAATACTGTGCCAATCAGAAGAAAAGACTTTGTGAAAATAAGAAACGAATTTGAAGAATATACAACATTTAAGTAGCTCCCGGGAAAACCCCGGGAGTGTTATTATTTCAGTAATTCATTGACTTTTTTCTGCACTTCTGCGTAGTTGTAGCCAGCGGATTCCAGGCGGTCTCGTCTATCTTGTCCATTTCCCCATTCGCCGTTGATTACCTCTTTTGCGACCTGGGCTACACTTTTCTTTGCAGTCACGGAATACACAGATTTTCCATTCCAATCAAAAACAGAATAACCGGCTTTGCAAGCCTTCTTTGCATTTTTGAATGACTTGTACGCCCCGATCTGGCTCTTAGAATCCTTCCAGGTCTTGCGGACACGGTAATACTTGTCAACCTTTACTGTCGGCTTTGTGGTTGGAACTGTCACGGTTTCACTGGAAATAAGCTTCTTAAATCTATTCCAGTCTCCCTTTCCACGGATAATGGAAGGGCAATTCTTAGCGCACACATCGTAGTGCTGAACAACTCGGCTTGCCGGAATGCCGTATTTTTTCATAAGCTGCTTACATACATCAACTGTATTTTGGAATGCCTTTTCGTAGTTGTAACCGGCATTCATGCACATTTCAATCCCGATAGAGTTGTGATTGTTTATAGTTCCAAAAAGCTTACTGCCGTAATTTACGCCAACGTGCCATGCTCCACGATTATACGGCAAAGCTTGGTATGCTGATTTATCATCAACGAATACGTGGGCTGAATAGCCATGAAAATTGCCGTTATGCTGTGCGGTGGCGTGTGCCTTGGCATCTGCTGTCTTGGCGGTATTATCCGTATTGTGGATGACAATATACAGAGGTGTCTGTCCGGCGTAGCTGTTGTTGTTGCTGATTAATGAGGTATTGATATTCATGTATGTTCTCCTTTCATTGTTGAGGTTAAAAAAGTGCATAATAAAAAGCACCCCAAATGGGATGCTCTTTAACATAAACTTTTTATACAATATACCTACCATGATTAAATTCTCTGTCATAATGACATCACCTCCTTACCACAAGTATAGCTGTACCGTGATAAGGAGGCTATAATTTCCGCAGCTCTCTAACACATAAAATAGTGAGACCAAAAAATACATTAGCAGAGCTGAATATAAAAAAACCGAAAATAATCGTACTCTATATCGTATTGCACCAATCGTTTCAGATATTAGCGTATTGTGCATTAATAGAACTGGGCTTTATCTTATAACTCTCGGACAAACTGGTGGAGTATTTAATAATGCATCAGTAAAAAAAATATATGAAGGTGGAAAAGATGCCAAAATTCAAATTGGTGAGAATAGAAAAAGTATAATTTTTGAATGTGATATATATTCCAATCCTATTTTTATTAGTGTTTTTAAATAACCTTGTATAATTATTATTTTAGTAAAGTAATCGTCAGATTGTCGCCTGATGATAATACCATTCCATGAAGCCATTCAAGAGATTTGCTTTTAAATGTGACTATTTTAAAATCTGTAGAAACAGATATTAACAGATCATTGTCTTGGAATGAGTGGAAAAAGCTTGTTTCTTAATACAAAATCTTTTTACACGATGCCCAATTATTACTTGACTTATAGGCTACAGTGATTTGATTAGTATTAGCAAAAATTGCGCAAGCGTCAGAGCCGTATGTAGAAGGTAAAAAAATTCCAAAAGACCATGCTGGAATTTTCTCACCAGTATTTCCCACGTTAACACTTGTTCCTCCAACACTTAATAATTTTGCCTTAGTTCCATCCGGCATTTGTGTAATTCTCTCGGCAATATTGGGAAGCGAGTCACTATTTAATGTGTTAAGTGCCCCAATAATTGTCTTGTTTTCCGTTTCCAATTTACTGATAACAGCCGTTGACATTTTATCCACGACATAATCCCAAAATTTGCTCATCAGTCCGCGCTTGTTTGCTCTCGCAGTTGCGTCATACAGCATTACTTCGTCATTATCCGCTAACGTATCTTTTGTTGTGTATTCAGTCCATTTTGGCATGTTGTTGTCCTCCTTTTAATTATTGATATTAATTTATAAAAAGAGGATGATTTCTCACCCTCTTTATATTGATTTGCCTAACAATTGTTTGATTTCTGCAAGTTCTTCTTTAATGCTTTTTAATTCAGATTTCAATTTTTCATTCTCGCATTTGAGTTCCTTGATTTTCTCGTGATTGAATTTTATCATAGCGAACATGGATGGAATCATAATTCTGTAATTCCAATCCTCGGGCTTCCCATCTGGCAAATGGTTTACTGCAATTGGGAAACGTCTTTCCATGTCCTCTGCAAGGAACATAGGCATTAACTTGTCATATCTGCTGTCGTTTTTATCGAGATATCCTTCTTTATACTTTGCCCAAACAACCTTTGTCCTATATAGTTCTTCCAGCTCTTCTTCTTTAACTGTTGTCCGAATTGACTTATAACGCCAAGAAGATGATGGGACTTTAATAACCATTCCATCTGAATTAATACCCAAGTGTGTTCCGTCTGTAATATTTCCCATATTTTCAAGACAGAAAAAATTCGTAGCATCACCGAAACCGCTTAGTGGATTTCTGATTTTTATGCCGCCATCAATTACAAATCCGCTTCCATTTGCTTTTAGATCAACGCCATTTATGGTTACCATGTTGTTTTTCGCATCAAGTACAATGGCACCGTTTGCAGAGGTTAATTTTCCATTTGTTTTATCAATCTGCCAGTTTCCAATTTCCCCAGTTAGCGACTTTACGCTTCCAGAAAATTCGCCTTGGTTAAAATGAACACCTGTATTGTCAATATATCCAACCTGTGTGCCACTTGCATTCAGAATGGAAAGTAACCCATTTCCGTTATTTGAACCGCCAAGTTTCAATGTACCTCCATGTGCATAGGTGAATGAAAAATACAATTCTCCATTTTCCATGTACATGCCCTTTATTGCACCGTTGTTTGTAAGCATATTGAACACTTGCTCATTTGTGTAAGCGTATTCAAGTTTTGGCATATAAATATAAGTATCATATTTTACGCTAGACCCAACTGATGATGTCAAGATTCTCAAACTGTTTAAACTATCATTTGGTAAGCTAGATAAAGTTGTTGTTACTTGCAGTCTTTGCCATTCAGTTGTAGTTTTAGCATTTAATATTGTTTTACTTCCAAGATACACATATACTTGTGTTGCAACACTAGTTTTTATCCAAAACGAAAAAGTATAATTTCCAGTAACTTTTATTGGCTTATAATTTTTCGTTCCAAATTGTGCTCCAGTTCCGTTTATTTTAATTGCATTTTTGCCGCCATCTACATCCTGAACTCCATACTCATATGTATATGCACTCTGTGTAGACCAATAATCTTTAACATTTTGTTCTGTTAGATAATAGCCTTTAATAATATTGTCCGATGTAATATCTTGGACTTGTTTTATAGCTTCTTCCTGTGCTATATCAGTAACGCTTTTATCTCCTAATGTAAACTGTGAAGCTGCTATTGTTACTGCACCAGTAGTTTTGTCAATAGCAAAAGTGGTCTTTCCATTGCTATCAACAACCTTAATACCTTTGGCTTGCACGTATTCTCCGTTTACATAGACATTTCCGTTTTCATCCAAGTAAATCCCCTGTGCCTTGCCGCCATTGGTGAGTTTGTTGAAAATATCGGCTTGTGTCTGTCCAGAAACTGCGGTGCTGGCAGAAGAATCTGCAATTTCCTTTACTGTTTTGCCTTGTAAGGAAAAAGTTTTTGGAGCTAGGATGACGTTTCCTTTGCTGTCGATTTCTAAGGTTACGTTCTTGTCATCATTAATGACTTTTAGCCCACGACCATTAATTCTCTCACCGGCAAGCAATCCAGCTAAAATGTATTTTGCATTGATATATACTTTTCCATCTTGAATATAGATTCCCTGTTCCGTTCCGCCTTTTGTAAGCTTATTAAACACTTCATCCTGTCCAAGACTGGTATCGTAATTATCAATTGCATTTTTGATATCGTCTTTGTCTGCGTACTTGAAGTCAATCCAATCGGATGCAGTAAAGTCACCATTAATACGATTTACAAAAGAAGTTTTGAGAGAAGCCTTTCCTTCACTATTAGTTGTTACCCACAAGTCGCCTTCGTAATATGGTGGTTTCGGCTGAACCATATAGACAGATGACTTCCCATCTATCTTGTCCAATAATTCATCTGGAATTGATTGTGGTTGCCAGATGCCAGATTTGTATATCCACTGGGTGTTATCCGTGGTATTATGCCAAAGATCGCCTTCATGCTCTACCTTCTCAGATTCCCATACCAAAACAATTTCATTCCCGGATTCATCCAGAATCTTGTTTCCGTCAATATCACACCATGGATATTCCTCTGTTTTTGTCCATTTTACAGATGGATCGTTTGGCTGATACCAAGTCTCAATTTTCCCGTCTATCTGCGTCTTTAAAGAATTAAGTGAATCTTTAAAAACACCATTGATAAATAAGTCTAAAGAGCTATCATCCGTATACTTTGAAGCCTTTTCCCAATCATCCACTGAATAAGAGCCGCTTGCTCTGGCAACCTTACATCTCATCAAGTCACCATTAGAGCCTTGCGTCCATAAGTCTCCAATGTCATAAGGTGGTTCTGGCTGAACTACGAATACTCTGCGCTTATGATTTGCTGTGTCCTGTGCTTTTTCTGCGGCGGCAAGTGCTAACGTGATATCAGTATCTTGCACCAATTGCCATTTCCATGTTGCCCCATCTTGCATAAAACGGTAAGCATATCCCTTGGATTTCCAGTAAAACAAGTCACCCTCATGTTTCTTTCGTTCTTCGTTTGTAGTCCATCCAGAAGCCGGGATATTCTGTAAGGTTGGTTCATAATCATAAAAAAAAGTCTCAATCTGTCCATCGATTTGAGACTGCAAATTATTGATATCGGTTGTGTATGTATTGCTTATAAAATTATTTACTTCTGTTTCTGCTTTTTCCTTTGCAATTGCATTAACATCTTTTCCCTTGATTTGTACTGAGTCTGCATTAATAACAACCCTTCCTGTTGTTACATCAACCAGGAAAGTTGTATTTCCGTCTTTGTCAATTGCTTTAATAGTTCCTGTATTAATCCAGTCAGCATTAACGCCTGTGGCAGTAAGGATTCTGGCAATTACATCACCATCAACCGTCATGCCGCCATTCCAATGTTGTCCACCATCTGTAGATACAGCCCACGCTTCCGCAGTCATTTTCCATATAATGTCAGAATCGGATAACTGCGGCTTGTTATGAAGATAATAGATGTTGCTTCCGTCCGGCTGTGTTTCCACAGTAGTATATGTACCGGAAGATTCAGACAATCTTTGAGACAATTCTTCAATTGCCTTTTCTCTTGCGGTGCGTTCATCTTTTAAGTTCTTTTTGCTTTCGGCTTGCACCTGTTGGCTTAGTGTATACTGCTTTTGCTTATTCCTAGATACGCTTTTAGCACTGCACTCAAGTTGCTCAAATGCGCCTGGATTCAAAGTAACAGAAGTTAGGAAGCTCTTGTACTGTTTTCCGTTTCTATCGGAAATCGCAATGGTGTCACCAGCTTCCCATGCAATATTTGTTAAAGCACCAGTAGAAAACGGTCTGAATTTCATTCCAACACATCTGTCTGAAATAATCTTGCAGATTGCTTCTCCTGTTCCCTCTTGAATTAGCTTATTATCACTTATTTCGATAACGTAGCCAGATTTCCCCGACTGATATGTTTTCGCTTCATTTTTAGAAGAATTTTCAACGTATTCTGTAACTTTTATACCTGTTATTTCAAGATCATACAGCCACGGAGTAAATCCGTTTGTTTGAATTGCTGTAATCCCAGTCTGCATGATAGTAATGATTTGTTCACCAGTGGTATCTAATATGTCGTTACCTTCTACATCTTTCCATGGAGTTTCCACCAAATCATAAAAATTATCCGGGACTTCACGTTCGTACCATCCAAAGCATAAGCGACCATATTCGTCACATTTTGCCCACTGGCAGCCCATCTGTGCTACCCATGCAATTACCTGTCTGAAAGTAATGCTGCTATCATCTGGTCGATTCTGGATTATGAAATCATCGTTATCAAATCTTGTAGATTGCAGTGTTACTCCACAGACTTTACAAGCATCTTGAATAATTTGCAATCTTGTTGCCGGATAAGTCAGTTTACTTTCTGAATAATCACGATCAAATAATCGCATTGAATCTTCGCAAGTTAGGCTGATAATTGCAGTGCTTTGATATGGCGCATCTGTTACCGTCATAGTACAGATACGGATTTTTTCAATACCAGTAGATAATTCAAGTCCAATATGGCAAACAACCCTTGCTCCATCCCAAATGTAATCTGTGTACTTGCCAGAAAAGTTGTTGATCTGCAAAGTCAGTTTATTTATAATAGCTGCGCCAATATCAAAGGAACCATTTTGTGATACTGCATCCTCAAACTTGAAGCCGTTAGACCATAAATCTTTGTCGGTAATGGATAATGTGCTTCCGTCCGTAAAGGTAAAATCTGCATATTTCAGATAGTTACGATTCCCACTATTCTGTTGTTCTTTAAATTTCGTTGATAAATTTCGCATATCTTACCTCTCGATAAAGTCAAAACTAAGTCCTTCCATGCGCTCATTTCCAGCCCACCAGCACTTAAAGGGTGATTCCCTGTCCCCAACATAAAATGTTCTGGTTTCGTGCTTATTTGCAGATAGCAGGTCTGGATATGTGACCTGTATGTACTCTGGGTTTACCGCCTGTATAATCTTGCAAGCAGTGTCCCAGTCTGGGGCATTCCAACCTACAGACAGCTTTCGTTTCTGTCCAACTCTGTTTTTGTGCATGGTCGTATCGTCTGTTCTGCCGGATTCTGATGCCGATATATCCTGTAATCCCCATGTAAAAGAAGAAGGACAGGGCAATGCTACCCCATCCACTTTAAGAAATACTTCTGCCATATATTCACCTACTTTAGCACTCTGATTTCAAATTAGAGTGCTCTCAAGCAATCATTTTAGTTGCTTCACTTTGAACAAATTCTTTAATTTGCTGATATCCCCATCCGCAATTAATAAGGCTGCTTACAAGCATTTCCATATTTTGTACTTTTGCTAAGTCATCACCTGTGAAGAAATCTCTAAGATTTTCTTTTGCTTTTACCCCATAATCACTTTCAAGCTCTTTGGCTGTTTTTCCGAATAAATTACGATAAATTAAATTTGTGTAATTTGGATAAGCAAATCTTTTATTTTGGCTTTCCGTTATTTTCATCTTAATTGTATCTGTTAGGATATGTCGAATAACAACACCCTTGTCACGCTCGATTTGCCATTGCTGACGTTCTGTATGAATTCTTTTTAATTCAGATTCCATTTTATTAAAAGCGTCAATGTATTTAAGTTTCCACTGTAATGCTTTTTCACCATTAAATCCCATGGCTAACAAGGAAAATCCATCTCTTGTTATAAGGTATTCGGTATACTCACGATTGTTTTCTCCGATATAAGAAGTTTTTATAAAATAATCAGAAAGGGGGATATCTCCCCTTTGAGAAATCTGTGTTACAAGACCTAAATGTTTGGTTTTACCCTCTGCGTCAACTTGTCCTTCAATTGCCCTTATTACTTCCTTGTGCTCTTTTTCGAAAGATTCTGCGATTTTTCTTGACGTAGTAAGTAACTTTTCTTCGTATCTTTTTCCAACGATTTCTACCAGCATAAATTCATATCTCCTTTATGATTTATTTTTTGGCAACAAAAAAGCGCCTACCCCGAAAGGTAAACGCTTTAAAAATTGCTTATTATGATTTTATAGTATAACATACGGTGAACGTATCATTCAGTATACTTCGGTATCATTTAAAATTCTTTTCTTTCTCAAAAAGAGTGTGTGCAAATGCATGAATCATTGCAATAAAAGTTATATTGTGCATTTTTTCAACCATCTCAATAAGTTCCTCTTTATAATTCATTCCACAATTCCTCCTAACACTCTAATCAACTTCTGTTTGCGGTTATACTTCAAAATCTCGGAAATCTGCCCCATCATATCATCCATTGTCATGTTGCTCTTCATGCTGTTGCAACGCTTACACGCCAGCTGCAGATTCTTAATATCATTGGTGCCGCCACGAGACAACGGCATAATGTGGTCGATTGTCATTTTCTTAAATTTGACTGGCTTACCGCATATCGCACATTTTCCGTTGCATTTGGCGTACACACTCTTTTTCTGAAAGTCATTGAACTGGATTCTATTTGCCATACGATCACGCTTTCTGCTCCATAGATTCAAGAGCCTTAAATTTCTGTCTTGCTTTATTGGCATAATCGCTCAAAATCAACAATTTCATTGTCATAAATTGCTTGTTATATGCAAACTGCCATTTTTTCAGTTCGTCCATCTCTTCTGTGCTGTTAAATCCATACTGTTCCATGAAATCATCCACAAGAAACTTGATTTTATCAATAGTGTCTTCTACTTCGAACATTGTGTCTTCTCTATCCATATTTTCTGCCATTTTATTTTCCTCCTGTGTATCCCTGTAAGAATCTAATTATGCAATTTCTACTCTGTATGCAATCATCATTTCTTTAATCACGCTAACGTAAATATCTTTCAGCCGCTTATTCTGCATAATCACGGACAGTTTGTTAATCTGGTTGGTCTGTGCCTTGGTGCAGCCTCTTTCTTCGGCTCTGGAAATCGCATTTCTAAGTTGCTGATCTAATCGGCAACCAGCTCTGTCTGATAATCTGCGGTAGCTTTCGTTTCTGGCGGCGGCATATTTATTCCCGAATGAGTAAGAGAAATCATCGCTCTCGGCAATCTTTGAAATACATCTGTTTACCCACTTCTCTGTGCCAACATCGGAATCCGTCCCCTTGAAAGTATCAATGATGGTTTTCATGTTCTTCTCTTGTTGGTCGGCACGTTCCGCAAGTTTCTTCTGTTCCAGTTCGGTCTTGGCTACCTGTTGGAAAATCTGATTGAACATTTGCAGTTCGGGGGACAATTTAGAATAATCAATTACTTGTTGTTTTACCTTTTCTTCAAGTCTAGTAAAATATTCTCTAGCTTCTTCTGCTTTTTCGCTATTACCTTTTACCGATAACTTCTTTGCAAAATGAGCAGTAATTTTGTAGTCCTTAGTAGCCTGCCCTCCCCATTCGTCATTAATGACGAATGCCCAATAATCAACGTTTTCCTCTGCAAATTCATTTCCTGTAATGTTGCTTTTGCACCATCTTGAATAATTGCTAGAATCCAATTCTAAAAAGGCATATAACTTTCTGGCAGTAGTCATTCCCTCTTCATCAATACCAAGTGCGATTTCAATAGGTGTCCGGTTTGCTGTGTTAATTGTGATTTCGTTCATATAGAAAATCCTCCTGTTGTTAAAAAATCTATTTGCAAACAGGGGATATACAGTGTTATAATTTGCATATCCCCTGTAGGGGGTGTTGTATAAGGGACTGTTTCTTTCCTAGGGAGCCAGTTCCTTATTTTTCGCCTATTTCATCTTCTATTAGACCGATTCCTTTCATAATGGTGTCCGTTCTTGAAATTCCAAGTTCTTCTGCACATTTGTCTATGCGTCCTTTTTCTTCTTTTGTAAGACGAATATTGAGCTTTTCCTTTCTTGATTCACCATTTACAGGTGGTCTACCTGTTCTTGGGGACATTTTGTTCACCTCCTTATTTTGTCCTTGCATAATTCATTATAATTTATGGGCGTACAAAAGTCAAGAGCATTTTCTATTATTTTAGAAAACGTATCAATCAAGGTTCTCGTCATTATGACGAACACCTTTTTTCTAAAATTTTAGTGAAACTAGCTTCCACAAAATAATGGAGCCGAAATTTCGGCGGCTTGGGGTTCGACATGAACGTCAAGCCCCTGCTCCCCATTTTTGAGGTTCGCCACAATGGCAAACGTTAAAATTTACGGTTTGCTATAATCCTGGCGTTTCGTGAAAATCACGATTTGAGCCTCGGACAATTTGACTGAAGTGCTAACCGTCATCAAATTGATGATAGTTCAAAATATCAATCATAGAAATAGGGTGCATCAAATTAGAAGCACCCCTATTAAAAATAAAAGGTGTCGAAATTTCTACGCCTTTTCGCCATGTATGGCTAAAACCCATATAAGCTGCTCAAATTTGTGCACCTTGTATGAATAAACAGTTTGCCATAGTAACGAAAGGTCAATTTGTCCGTTCGCTTCTCATGGCGAAAAACAGCTCCATAAATTTGTGGAACAGCTATTAACCGTCTTGAAATTCACGACAGTTTTTTTTACTGACGAATCGTTATTTTTTTAAATTTCCTATTCCCTTATCCATTTTGGAGTGGTAAAATACAGATATCATACTGATTTAGGGAGGAAAACGCATATGAAAAAATCAAAAAAGCTACTGGCAATTTTTACCATAATGTTACTGATTGTCTGTATGGCAGTTCCAGTATCGGCGGCCGGTAAAATTAACAAGAAAGAAGCCACTTTAAAAGTCGGGCAAACATTACAATTAAAAGTGACTGGAACAAAAAGAAAAGTAAAATGGACAAGTAGCAAGAAGTCTGTTGCAACGGTATCTTCTAAAGGACGAGTAAAAGCTAAGAAAAAAGGATCCGCAACGATTACTGCAAAGGTCGGCAAAAAGAAATACACTTGTAAAGTTACCGTGAAAAAGGTTTCTAACGGCAATGGTGGTTTTGGAGGAAATCCTAGCACTAACAGTAGCGGTAAGAAGAATATTGTTACATATCATGCAGAATCTACACCGTATGGAGCGGTGGCAATTCTTGAAAATCATTATGATTATGCAGTACGTGTTAGAGTTGAGTTTGTTTATTTTTTGAATGGTTCTATGATTGGAACAGATTCTGATAGTATATACGCTTTTGCTCCACATTCAAAATGTGCGCTTCAAGGTTGGAACGCTGACAAGACCTGGGATTCTTTCAAAGTTAATTTAAAAATTGAAAAAGCTTCTTCGAGCCTTATTTTGAACAATTCCGGAATACACTATTCAGCTAATTTTGGAGCTGGAAATGTTATGGTAAAAGTAACTAATAATGGAAAAAGAAACTCTTACACAACTATTGCAGTCGTATTTTACAAAGATGGAAGAATAGTTGGATATGATTATCAATTTGCTCACGTTGAAAATCCTGGTTCAACTGCTTATCTTGAATTTAGATTCCCTCACGATAGGAATTACGATACAATAACGCCAGATAAATTTGAAGTATATGTTAATGATTCTTACACATATAATTGGATGAACTAAAATAAAGGCTAGGGAGAAATCCCTAGCCTAATCATTTTAATACCCTACTTGAGTGACCCCATACTCTGCCTGTTCAGAAGTAAAGCCATCAAATTCCAATTGCTGAATTAGCCCATCTCTTGAAAAACTTGTAATATCCAAATAACTTTTAGCAGATTTTTCAGCTTGTCTATTCCAACTTGCGCCACAAAAGTCTGCTGCATATTTAGCTTCTTCATCTGTATATTGTGAAAATTTCAGTTGTTGAATTATTCCATTATAAGAAAACGAATTTATATCTAAATAGTCTATAGCTTCTTTCAGCGCATTTTTCTTTCCAAGCGGTACTTGTGGTGCATCTTCGCATTTTGAGATAGCGCAATCATATATATAATCTTGCGTAGAAATTGAATCTGGTTTTAAAAATATTCCCTCAACAGTAACGTAATCTCCCACCTGTAGTTTTAATACATTTGAGTTGTTGCTTCTTACGAACATTGCAAATTCATCATATCCTGTATATGTTATAGAATTATCAATTGAAATTTCAACACGATATGCGCCAGCCTTATTAACACTATTTGCTTGCCATTCTTGTTCTGTCGGAAGCTCTATGGTCTGTAACACATATCCATTTATTTTTACCTTGTCTCCCATTGAAAAGTCTGGATAATCATTAATTTTTTCTGAATATATTTCTTTGATTACATCTTCGTAGTGGATTTCTGTATCCGCAGAATCATCAGAATCTCCAAATATCTCTGAATGGCTCATTTTATAAGTTTTCAATTCCAAATCTTCCCACAAATCCTTGCATACAGAAAATACCGCTTCTGTTTCTTCTTCTGTTGCTGGTTCTATTTGTGTTGTTTCTTTAGTTTCTTCCTTCTGTCCGATTTCCCACTTAAACGCCATGACAGGTGTCGTAGTCACCAAACTCGCCATCACGGTTGCAGCAACAATAACTCTTTTTACTTTCTTCATACATACGTACCTCCCAATAATTGATACCCATATTGTACCACCTTGGGACGTATTCTGGAAGTCCTATTTCGCTTTTCTATCAATTTCCGCAGTTACGGCAAACAAAAGAGCTTCGGCAAATTTCGCGCCGACCGAATCGGAGTATTTATCGTGAATCCGGCTTGCTTCCATGGTGAGATTTTCCCACTGCGGAATATCATCCTTTGAGATAAAGGCGTACTTCTTGTGGAGATTCCATATATCTTGCCAGATGGAAAAATAAGTCTGCTTGAAATTCATCAATACCACTTCTCCGTCAGTTGATTAATCGGTGTTCCGGCAACTCCGGCACTTTCTCCGCTGTCTGTTGCCTTGAAGTATGCTCCTTGAATCTGCGGATACATAAACTCAAACATTAGATAATTAGCAGCGTCACAAAGATATTCTGTATTTCCGGTCTTTCTGTATTTTTCAATGCACAAATCATGTGATTCCAATGCATTAACCAGTTTCTCCCCGAAATTATCCTTTGCTGTGCCATATTTGTAAAAACTCATCTCAGCCCGATTTTGACGCAATTTATCAAAACGGTCTGAATATTCTGTTGGAAGTTCTGTTCCTATTTTGCTCATATGTTTTAATTCTCCACAATTAATTAATTTCTTGGCTCAAATTTCAATTTTCTTGGCTTGTGCCTATATTTTATCTGGCAAGAGGTTTTGAAACGTATTTGGTTATTTTATCATGTCAATTAATTACCCTCATATGTCTCATAATCAATCGTTCCAAGATCACCGTACACATCTGGATAATAAATTCCAATCCAGAAGTTATCTTCCATTGCTTTGTAGTAAGTTACTTTTACATTCCATCTCTGTACCTCGTCAATAATTTCTTTGTTGAGAAGTCCGAATTGATCTCGGCAAGCTTCACTTTCCAGTTTGTAAGTCAATGCTTTGTATTTCTCGGCATTTGCCTGTCTGGTGGCGGTAATATTGGTTTGAGTAAGTAGTAAAATCAATCCAGCTACCAGGAACCATACTGCACCGATAAAAGAAATTACCACGCCAAAAGACAATATAAAGCCACTCACATTTGAATACTCATATTCGTAGCTTAAAGATTCGCCTATTCTATTTGCAATCAGAATAGCAACGCCGACCGCAAAAATGATTACTGATAGCCAAAATATCATAGTGTGTCCTCCCTGTCCTCAACTTTCATTAACAAATTTTTCCGTATGTAGCCAGACATGAAATGCGAATAATGATGATCCGTGTACTCACTAAATGAAGTTCCAAAGTATTCATCAATCACTTTCATGTATGTTTCAATCTCAACATTCTGGAAATAATCTGGATTTGGCCCGAATCCAAACTTGTCCAGGATATTATCCAAAGCGTCTTGATTAATTTTTATGTGCGGTTTTCTGGTTCGTTCTTCGTACCTCTTGAAGAAATACTTTGATACTACCAGGAAGCGGTTGGTTGTATATGGGCTTGTCGTATATCCCAATTCTTCAATACGCACTGCAACCTGGTTCTTGAATGCAGACCAATTAAAAGATTTACGGTCTATTGGAGTATACTGGATGCTTTCTTCTGTCAACATATTTTTGATATGTTGAGAATTGAACCACTCGTTAGAGTGGTATGCATTTTTCTCTTCTTCTTTTAACTCCGTAGGAGATGTAGTATCTGGTTTATCATTAATATCTGAAATATAATCTCTGTTTGTAGTTTCTGGTATTGCTTGACGGTTTGAATCGTATTGATCGTTCATGAGTGCTTCATTCATTGCGCACTCATGCGCATTGGAAAAATCATCTGGCAAATTAATTTTGTAATCGCTTAAAGGATAACCTTTTTCTTTAAGTGCTTTTGCTATATTTACAAGGCTAACGCGATATTGTAAAGTTCTGTCCCATTTGTATTTTGGGTTATTTCTTTTTGAAATAAAGCCCATATTAACCAGTTCATTGATATACCGCCTTACTTGGCTCACAGATAAGCCAAGCATGATTTCATTGGATAGTTCTTCTGCTGTTTTGTATATCCAGCCATAAAATAATTCCTTTTCTTCTTCTCCATTTTTTCGTGCGATTTCATTTTCTTTTTCAATGAATTTATCTGCATCGGAAACTCTTTCAGACCAATAAATAAATTGTTTTAATATGATTGCTTTACGAAAATCTCCTGTAATAGCAAGCAAATCTTCACGCAAAACTACTTTTTTAATTTTCTCCATCTTATTCACCTGCCGCTCTGTCTAATTTATCGTGAAATTTTCTATGGCAATTTTCGCATAACACTATGAGATCGTTATCTGCAACTGATCTCATATGTTCTCGTCCGTGATTTTCATATGTTTTATGGTGGACATTAAGTTTTCCACTCTTTCCGCATAGCTGGCAACGGTAATTTGCGCTTTTTAATTTATAATTCCTAACGCCATCCCAATACGGTGTATGTAAAAAATCGTTATAATCCATATTGCTAATCTCTTTGCATATTTCGTCTTGATCTGGGTTAGTTCCATATTTTTGATACATGATATAGTTAATTTTGTCTTTTGCAGATACTCCATCTCTAAAGCAAGCTTTAGGATTTAAATACTCCTTGTATCTGAGAGTAAGATTTGCAAGTTCCTCTTTTCTTTCTTTTTCCCATTTTTCATGAGATATTGATTGTTTGATCTTTATTTGCTTCTGATATTCTGTCTCACATTCTTCGCATCTGAAATACTCGTTATTAGTGTCTTTATTATTGATACATTTAATCATATTTAAAATTCTAGTTTTAGAAATCATCCGAGTATATATTTTCCCGCAAATAGGACATTTTATTTGATATTCATATAAAACCTTATCTGTGGGAGTTAAGTTATCATATCTATAAAATGCATTAGTGATTTCTGTTGTTTTTGCATTCATCAGAATTTTTGTAAGTTCAAAGTCGATAAGATCTCCACGTTTTATTAAATTGTCATTTTTTCGGATATCAGAAAAGACTACATTTTTGATAAATTCTTTGTTCATATAGATAACCTCCGTATTGGTTGTTGGCGTACCATGAACCGCCAGAATCCGTAATTATAAAACAGTGGACAGGCGTATTACGGTTTACGCTTTTCGGCGGCCAACCTAGCCCACTGGTTTTACCGAATTAATTAATCAAACATTTTGAATGTTTCCTTGCAAAATTCCTCATAATCGGTTTTTCCGACCAGTGGCATTTTATTCCTCAGTTTTTCCATGGCTCTAAAAAACTTGCCTTGGTCTTTATTCCAGATTTTACAGGAAATTAGAAGATACTTCTCTTCTGTATGTCCAAATTCTTTTCCGAAATTCACTCTAATTTTCTCATTTTTAAAAAGTTGGTCTGCCAGATACTCTTCTGTATCTGCGAAAATGTATTCGCTACGGAATAAATGTTTTTGAATTAAGATGTAATTTTTATATGACATGATATTCCTCCCTTTGAAAAAGGTTCCATTTTAAATCGAACCTTTCCAGACCTCATTTTAAATGCGGGCTGTCTAAAAATTCAAAATCATGCGGCAATTTTATTAATTCCTTTATTCAGAATAAATTCTTTAATTTCGTTATATCCCCAGCCGTATCCAACCAATGCACTTACAAGCATTTCGGCGTTCTGGACTTTCACCAACTCTTCTTCTGAAAAATAATCTCTCATACTTTCTTTCTTGGAAATTCCAAATTCATCTCTCAGTTGCTTGGCGTTTTTGCCAAATATGGACTTGTAAATAACGTCCGTATATGTAGAATAGGCATGTCCGTGCATTCTTTCATTTTCAGAAGATTGCTGGATTGCCTTGGTAAACGCTTGCCTTACTGCAATTCCTTTTTCACGTTCTTTGATTTTTCCAATAAGGAGCTTTTCCATTGCATTGAACTGCCGAATATAGCCCTCTTTGAATTTCATTGCTTTTTCGCCAGTATAGCCCATAGCTAAAAGTGTAAATCCATCTCTGGTTACATAGTACATTGGCTGTTTCTTATTTTGACAATTGACGTAAGAGGACTGCACGAAATTGTGCCTTCTAAAATCCTCACTGCATTCAAGTTCTCTTATATCTTGCAAAACCCTTTTATGTTCTTTCTCAAATGTCTCCGCAATATCTAGGCTTGTTACAATACTGGTTTCTACTTTTCCAATCATCATAACTTCTACCAACATTCTCCATTCCTCCTTATATTGATGGATAAAATAAAAAAGAGCCGCCAAGTAAGATAAAAATTCCTCAAAATCGAGAAATATTAATTTCTTCTTAGCGGCTCAAAAATCAAGACCGTGTGTACTTCTTCATTGAAGAAATTATACCACACAATCAGTCAAAAATCAATATGCCGGGGACGGTTTGAAACGGCTATCCGTATCGTTCTGTGCTTTTGTTACTGCTTTTGCAATCTCGCTTCCGTCCAGAATAATGCTGTTCATAATGTACTGCGGATTGTTATTTCCGCTGTTCATGCTCATTGCCATTGCAACTCCCTGGGCTACTGCTTTTGTCATTTCTTCTTTTGTAAGTCCCATGCTTCCGTCCGAACTGGAAACAATGCTGTCTGCAATCTTCTTCATGGTTCGTGGATTTTCCAAAGGAAGGACGGCTTCAGAACCAGCTTCACCGATACCAATTACCTGTGCGCCATTGAAAAGACCACCTTTGGCATACCAATTTGGATAATACCAATTAGGACTATATACAGGAGTGGAACTAGTCTTTCCTCCTCCAAGATTGTGTTTTTTCCACTCAGAAATTTTGTATGACAGCGTTGGAAAGCTAACGAGCTTCATCCCATTGACATAAGATTGTGCCGCTTGCTGACCAGCAGAGGTTAGATCAACACTAAATAAGCCTTTTATTTTATCGGAAATTCCAGATAGGTTATTTTCTGTATAGGTCTTCATTTTTTGAGTCTCGGTGTCAACTTTACCAGAAGCCTTTTCCCAAATCTGGTTTGTATTGATAAGAACGGAAGACCAATAGCTTTGAATGGTTGTCATAACTTTACCCATTACATCTTTTGTATCGGTGTCCATTGTTCCGAGGGCTGTCGATACAGCACTTGCGGAATTTCCCCAGTTTGTTTTTGAATCAGAACTAATATTTTCTGTGGAAGTTTTTACTTTTGTCTGTGCGGCAGACATAGCTTTCTCAGTTGCTGTTTGAATTCCAGACATTGCAGTTCCTGTAGCTTTGGATATGCTTCCCATTCCAGTTTTTACAAAAGTATTTGTACTGCTGATAGAGGTTTTCGTCTTAGTTTCCATCTCTTTCACGGAATCTGGGAATACTTGTGCAAAAATCTTTGCTACAGATTCTGTATTGATTCCGAGTTCCTTGGCGCGCGCCATGATATTATCAAATGCATCCTGTGCAGTGCCACCAGAATTTTCAGCTTCCATTAATGCTGTATCAAGAGAAACCATTTCATCTGCGCTAAGTCCTAACTGTGTTTGCAATTGTGGAAGAACAGTGTCATACAAATCATCAATCGACTGTTTACTAAGGTCAATACTTCCAGACATATTTGTTGTTTTATCATCCAATGTTTTAATAGAATCAGACAATATTTTAAACATGTCGTCCGTAATAAGACCTTTCTGGTTTAATTGAGAAAATGCTTGCTCTGCCTGGTCAGATGTAACCCCCATTTCTCCCAACTTGTCAATCAATTTTTGTGTTGCTTTTGCCTTATCCTCGGCGGTCATCCCTTCTTGCTCAAGGCTTTCTTTTAACTGCCAAATTTCCTCTGCTGATCCAGAAAGAATATCACCTCTTCTCTGTAAAGTTTGAATGAAGTTATTCATGGTATTGCCGAATGTGGTTCCAACACCATTACCGCCTTGCATGGTTTCAACAAGACCAGCCAATTGAGAGGTTGCGCCAGCTGCAGCTACTCCTACTGCCACGATAAGTCCAGCTTCACCTACAAGAGGGCCAAGTGCTTTAGTAAGAGAGCCAAATTTACTGCTTGAAGAACCTGCCGCATCCCCTAAATCTTTTATTGCTTCTTTTGCTCCACTTGTGCCATCTCCAAGGACATCTGCTAATTTTTCAGCAATCATTTCAGCGTTTTTCTTTTCAGCTATTTTACTCGCAATATGTCCCACAAGTGAACCAACAAGAGTACTGATACCTGTGATATTTGCTATTTTTACTGCAATAAAGGCTTTTCCAAGAATATCAACAAGACTTCCAACAAGCGGATGGTTTTCTTTTATTCCGTCCACTAATCCGTTAAATGCATCTGATAAACCACCAAGAATCAAATCAGCTGCTGTACTAAGGATTTCACCCCATGGCAATTCACCAAGGAATGTTCCAACTCCTTGTCCGAACTCATAGAATGTGTCTGTAGTGAGAGAATCTTTTAATGCGGTACACAGGTGAGATATAAAATCTCCAAGAGCCTGTCCATTTTCTTTCCAGTTTGTTTCTTTGATGAATTTAGCGATTCCATCTCTTATCTTGGTTGCGAGATCATCCCAATTAAATGTTTCGGTAAATGATTTTAAGCTTTCGAACGCTCCGTTTAATAAACCAGAAAGTGCATCTGCAATTGTGTTCATGTCTATCTTTTTTATTGCACCATTTAAGGCTTTTCCAATAGCAGTGCCAAGCTTACCCCATCCAGTAATTCCAGCACCATCCTTTTTAGACATATCCTTTACAAAGCCAGAAAGCATTTTCCAAGATGCCATAAAACTGTTCCCAATTAAGTTTCCAAGACCTGTCCAGTCAATTTCCTTTATAGCACCTTTTAAAAGTTGAGACAGTTTTGCCCCTATTCCGGAAAAATCTATTCCTCCATCTCCAAGCAACAGGTTTAGAGTATTTACTGCTGTGTTAATTCCAGCTCCAAGCAATCTTCCCATTAAGTCAAAATCTATACCGCTAACCATGGAATTGAATGCCGTGGTAAATGCATTTACAAATTCGGTTATTTTCGGGCCAACATTATTCCAATTAATAACTTCGTATATTTTTTGCATTCCAACATTTATCATATCTGCAATAGTAAAGCCTAGTCCCTGCCAGTCTTTATTGATAAATGCTTTTCTGATTTTAGCAGCCCATTTATTGATTGGTGTTTCGTCAACAGTCAAAACTTCATCCAGTGAATCTTGTATTCCAGCAAAACTATCTGCTAAATCTCCAAGTCCAGAACCAAGACTTTTAGATTCAGTTCCAGAATTATCGGAATTATCTGTAAGCTGATTTAATTGGTCGAATGGCAATACAGAAAGTGCCTTTTTTAATTTCTTGGCAGATGATGTAGCGTCATCAAGCCCGGAGGAGGCATCGTCACCAGCTGTTTCTATACCGCCTAAGTTAGATACAATATCACTAACTCCACTCTGCGAGCCTTTTAGTTTCTTACCCATCAATACATACATGAAGTTGCGGAATGCATTTGCGGCTTGCATAAGCTTTGACATGAGCGCATTAAGTGCTTGAATAGCCGGAAGGATTCCAGCAATTAAGCCTTGCCCGATTACTGCGGAAAGTGACTGGAAATTCAGAGTGAGTAAACGAACCTGGTTCGCCCATGTGCCAGATGTCCTTGCGAAATCCCCTTGCACATCACCTGTAACTGACATTAAATAGTTATATCGAAGAGCTACTTTTTCAGCTTGAGACATTGCATTATAAGATGTTGTAATTCCCCTTGAAAGAGCATAAGCCTCCATATTTGCAACGGATAAATTAATGCCCAATTGTCTTAAAGGCTCAATTTCCCCGGAAATTCCAGAACGTATTTTCTGAAAAGCAGTATCGGTATCAACATTGTAAAATGATGCAATATCCCCGGCTAATCCAGCAAGAGAAATTGACATTTTAGAAGCTGCATCTTGCGCAACACCAGATGATTTCATCATTGCCATCATGGTTCCAGAATATTGCTTTGCTGCCAATTCTGATAATCCAAATTGTTCTTTGGCCGTAGAAGCAAATTTGTAGGCTTCATCTGCCATGCTTCCAAAGGAAACATCTACAACATTTTCGATTTCTGTAATAGCAGAGCCAAAACCAATTGCACTTTTTCCTAAATTTGCCAGACCACGAATAGCCTTAAAACCGATAGCAGTTTTAAGCAAATTTCCGAGATTAAAAGAAGCGGTTTTAATTCCAGAACTACTATTCCCGAGACGTTGAAACCATCCAATAATGCCTTTTACCCCGGTTCCAATTATAGAAGAAGTTTTACTAACAATATTACCAAGGCTAGATGTTGCAGATGATAATTTAGAAAACGCACTGGATATAGAATTTGTAGCGGAATTCACTTTACCGCCAGAATTTGCCAACTTTGCTAGTGCTTCCGTCATGCGGATTGTGTTATCACTGATTTTAGGTGCAGTTTTCATCACGTCAAAGAAAGATAATACTTCCTTTGCTAGTGTTCCAAGTTGGCTTGACGTTTGTCCGATTTTATTTCCAGAGCTTGCCAATTGTGCAATAGACTGAACTAACCTATTTACAGGTTCAGATATATCGCCAACGCTCGTAAAACTCTCTACGATTGATTTAAGATTTCTTCCAAGCCCAGGCAATTCAGCAGATACATTCGCAATATATTCACCAGAATTGGCTAGTCTAGCCATTGAATTGACAAAACGATTAACACTGGTAGATACATCTGGAATCTCTGCCAAATTGCTTAATTGATGGATTATTTCTCCAAGTTTCCCAGAATCAAATCCACTAACATCAACCTGGCTAAGCCTGTTGATTGAGTTGATAACTGCATTCAGACCAGAACCTTTATAATCTACTCCACCCATTGTCTTTATGGAATTTGAGAATTTTCCAATTCCATCAGCAATGCTTGTCATTTTCCCTATATCAAGTTCTTTTAGTTTTCCAAGTTCCCTTACACAACTACGTAATCCGTTTGTATTAACTCCGCTTAATGCGGAATTAACTTCTGTGAGTTTGTTTGAAAGATTAGTCAGCGCACGTACTGCTTTTTCTGTGCTACTGCTAATCTGTATATCAAGGGTATCAATGGTATTTTCAGCCATTTTATTTATCCCTCCTTTTTTACAAAAAAATAAAGGGCAGACAAGACTTATTCATCCTGCCTGCCCTTTTCATGGTTAAGCTCAAAGCTCGCCTGCATGAGTTGCAAGCTTGCCAAAAGTGCGTTTCTCTGTTTTTTCTTTTCTTCTTCGGAAAGTATGCCTTCCTGTTTACGCTTTTCTTCCTCTGATGATTCAAGTAAAGGTTTCTTCAAATACTCTGCCTTGGATTTTTTTCCCATTAAAGCATTTGCAACAGCTGTGAATGTGGCTGATGTTTCATAAATGCCCGCTTGCCAAAGCTCAGCGTCTTTTCTTTTTTGCCGTATCTTTTCAGCTTCGAGATAAGGTTTTAATTCCGCTGGAGTAGAATCCATAAATTCTTCTTTAGATACACCAATAGAGAGGTATAAAGGAAGAATCTCTTGGTAAACAGCTTCTCGAAAAGTTAATTTTTCTTTTTGTGATCCTGTGGGAGCTTCGTTGCATTCTTCTCTACTGCCTGTGCTTCTGCTACTGCATTCAGCAGACCGGATAAAAAACCATTTTTCTCCAATTCTTTATCAAGAAGTTGGTATAAATCAAATCCGCTTTTAGGATTTTCCTCGGTTCCTTCATCTTCGTAATCATCCAAAAGGTCACAGACTTTATCAAGAACAGCTTTTTTTTCAGAATCACTTTCATACCCAAACTCATCCTTGTGCTTCTTTTGAAGTCCGGCAAGAAGCAGTTCCGGAAGAAGAGAAATCATCTTCTGAAGGCTTCTCTCTTTTCCGTCTGTAATTCCCTGTACCTTGTCCAGCACATCTGTCTTTGTAAGAAGTCCATATCCAAATACAACCTTATACTCTTTTCCGTGTACATTAAAAGTTACCATTTTATAATCCTCCCGACATGTTTTTTAGTTAAGTGTCATTGCACCTGTGGAATCTGCTACTGCTTTTGCGGTATCTAAAGCCTGCGTAAGTTCGTCAGAAACAACTTTTGTATCAAGGCCTTTATACTCTTGAATAATGAGGGACAGCGGAATTGTTGCTGCTTCATTCTGTCCAATATCAGACAATGGAATATTTTTTCCAGGGTCTGCGATAACAAAGAATGCATCAGCGAGGTCTGGAAATACAACTTCAAACCAAACTCTAAATCCTTTTGACTTTCCTGTTGCCGCATCAGTCATAAGCTTCTTTAGTGCCGTGATAACATCAGCGTTAAGATTGAAGGTTACATCCCAAGTACCACCAGTATCCTGTCTACCGGACGCATACTGTGTAATGAAGTCTTCGAGTGCGGATACGTCAATCTGCTCTGTGTCAAGAGAAATTCCACCGATGGAACTACATCTTTTTAACCATGTGAATGCAGTTGGCTTTGTTCCTTTAGCGGTTTCAACACCGTAATGAAAAGTTACGCCAAGTGTTGTTAAATCTGCCATTTTGATAGGCTCCTTTCTTTAATTCAAGTTTTATGCACGTAACCCTGTGCCGGGAGATAGCGGATCACCGCCTTTCTACTCTTCTTTGTCTGTTTTCAGTTCTGGTAATCCTGCTACAGATGTAAGCAGTGATAAAAAGCCGGAAAGTAAAGATGCGGATAAAACCATTTTCCAGTCGACACTGCCGATTACAGTTGCGGTTCCAATGGTTGCTATTGCTGTTTGTGCGACTGTTTTTACGGCTCTAATTCCTGCTGCTTTCAGCCAAAGTAATTTGTCTGCTTTCATTCGACATTCTCCTTTCATATTTTTGAATAAAAAAATAGAAGCATTTCTGCTCCTAATCTAATAAAGTTCCTGTATATATTCGGCTGTATCGGCTTACAAGCTTTTTGATTCCACTGTCACCAAAAAACATAGGTTCCGGTCCGTATGTGCGGCGGAATCCCATTCTCACCATAGTTATGTGACTTATCTCATCCAATTCATACAATCTGGTTAATGCTTTGCTCCCAGATGTGAAGCAATTTACTTGAAATGATGGCATTGTTGCACATTCATCCCCTTCAAGGTCACCTCTTGTAATTGGATTACCAAGCATATAAAGCTGTGCATATGCTTTTTTACCGGAAGCATTTGTTTCACTACCATCCATGGAATAATTGTCTGCGCCAGTAATCTTAGAAACAGCCGCTCCCCATTTTGAAAAAACTTCCAGTACAGGGGATTCTATTGTGTCCGGCATATCTGTCACCTCACAATAAAAAAATGCACTCACCTTTATAGTGAATGCATTGCATGTTATACTACAATTTAACACTGTAATGATACCATAATTAATTGGTATCATTCAGTATATTATGGTATCTTCTTTAGGAATAGAATACCTCTTTGGCAATTTTGCGGATATTCTGAATGATTTCTACGCTTGCCTTATACATTGGCATTGTAGCTTCTGTACCGTAAGAACGTACCCATTCGCCGGAATCAGAAATATATACCCAGGAATCGTTTTTTCCTTTTCCTTGTCCGTAAGAACCGATTGTATAACCAAATTCTTCTCCTTTTGGATGTGGGCTAGAACCGGCTGCACCATTGTGGTAAATACCAGCGCCGAATTCAATGAATAAAATGCTTTTGCCTTCGCATATTAAATGGGCTTCTGCATAGTCCCCAAAACTGTTAATTTTGATGTAAGTATTGTGGTTCTTATCAGAATCGCCTTGTGCTGCCAAAATATTTTGGTCAATAACTGGAATCCCTAATTCACATAATCTTTTTATGAAAATTTCATTTTTGTTCCTTAAAGATTTTTGATAATTTTTTATTTCATCAATAGCTTTTTGGATTGATTTCTGTGATAAGGTACACTTTATTGTCTTACCCATCTTCGTTTCCTCTTTTAGAAATTCCGTATCTGGCAATATTGCCTTTTTGTGTGTCTAAAATCTTCTTTAGTGTGTAGTCTGGCAATACTGTGGGCTCTTCATCTTTGTTCAAAATAAGGCTTCCGTCCTCGCTTATTTGTGGAATTCTATCTATCCAAAATATGTCCGCTTCCTGTGGGTGGAAATTTCGATTAAAGCTTGTAATGTATCTGTCATAATCTGGCACTATTCCAGCTGCAATTTCTTCTGGTGTTCCGGCTGTAGATGATACAGAAAAAGAGTATAGAACTGGTTTCTCATAAACTTTAATACGGTCTAATCCTTGCGTTTTTTCAGTAATTCGAGACCAATATACTTTTTGCTTTTGACGGACTAATCCTCTCATATTTCCTCTCTTTCTTAAATTTGGTTGCTTAACTAAAGCATACTTTAAGTAATTCCCACATTATCTGCATTAAGAGATGATGCTGTATTGCCATGAGATGTTTTAGAAAGTTTTGATTCACCGATGACATACTCAAACGAATCTAATCCCATCTCTTCTGAATAGCAAGTGTTATTAATTGCTTCTATTTCAAAATTTACGCTGTCTCCAAGATTTCCTCGAATGCTACCGCTATATCCATAGTTACTTGTCATCACACAATTTCTAAGCACAAGGAGCTGGTTTGGAGCAGAATGATAATTCGATGAATGACACAGAAATGCGCCTTTCCAATTGTCTTTTTTGAAATACTCTTTGCTGCAATTTCTAATCATTTCGCAATTTTCAAAAATTATTTTTTGATTCTGATTGACTCCCATTCCAACTGCTGGAAACGCTTCACTGTATAAGGTACAGTTGACGACTCTTCCAGTTGTTTTTTCGTTGACATCTTTCGAGTTTCCGTCGATGTGCAACGCATATCCGGGATATGTCGCCCATACATTATCTGTGTACTCCGGAACAAAACCTTGTTCCTCCATCCGAATTGTTAAATTGCGAAGCTCAAAATTTCCGGTTACCATTACGGGAGTATTAGCATATATTCCAGATGTATTTTTGATGATACACTGATCTCGATTAACTCCAATTATTGATATGTTGTGTTTGTTTCCGAGATACACAATTTCATCGTATACGCCTTCTTGGAGAACTATTGTTGTAGGCGAATCTACATCGCCCGCATTCCGAACTGCGTCCATTATTGTTGAGTAATCCCCCGTTCCATCTTTTGAAACGTGAATGATTCCGCTTTTGTACTTTGGAATTTCCTCTTCCATGTATACATCAATGCACGGATATGTTTTGTTGGTTGATATATTGCCGCTCCAATAGTTTTGTGGCGGAATGTAATTATTGATTTCTACATTGAAATCTAAAAAATTTCCATACCATGTAAATGGTTCACCGTTAGAATACAGATACAACTGCCCGCTTTGGCTGGTGAATGCACCGCTGTCGTTGGAATAAATTGCAATGCTTATATAATCATGTCCTTCAGATGGCGAAGAATCAAACATACTTTCGGAGATATCAATTTCAATTTCGTTTTTTCCTGCTGTTAGCACATACGATTTCTTAAAAACTAAAATCTGTGTGTACGTAGAGTCTGGTCTATATAAAAAAATCGTTCCGGTACCACCATTTGAGAGTATTGATAACTTCAATTTTTTTACATTTCGGAAAATTCTTGTCTTGTCTCCGAGAGTATATACATAATCGGCATTGATATTCATTGTTGGGGCATTTTTCAGATAATCGCATTTCAGCGATATTTTGACAGACTCTTCAATTCCCAAGACGTTTATATCTCCCTTTAGCGAACCAATAGCTTCTCCCGTTGCTTTTGCTTCTGCAAGCCCACCTTCTATAGTCAATGTAGTGTCTGGCTGTGATACACTCTGGATATCCTTAATAGCTTGTTCTTTTGCGGAATTTACATTTTGAACAGCTTCCGCAGATGTGTTTTTAGTAAGCTCCAAAAGCTGATTTATAACATCTTTTTCTTCCTGTCCTATCTGTGGTTGATCAATCTCGATACCCTCTAGCACTGGTACTTCCGCTATTGCGGTATTCCATTCAACACTAATATTTGAATCGGAATCCGTTTTAACAGCGCAAACAATAAAACGTACCGTTCCCATATACCTTGCTGCATTTCTTCCAATCAACCAAGAAAAAGTTACATTTTCGCCATCTACAGCTACATCATCACAAATGTATTGGTCTTTGATAGAAACATTAAAATCCACACTGCTTACGTTTTCGAAGTTAATTCTGACTGAAAATTTGGATAAATCAAGATTATCTCCTACAATTTTGGGACATGAAAATTTAATACGTTCTGCATTCTTGTCAGATTGTACCCCACCAACTACGATTGTAGAGGGCACGAAAATAGCCCTTGTCTTATCGTCAATTGTGCATATATCGGATTCTTCAGAAAGCAAATTAACATCTTCTTTTGCGCTCATAAGTAAATCAAGTGCTGTTGCCATGTTCTACCCCCTCTGTGATACTTTAGTTTTACCAGTGGTTATAATGTATTTTCCGTTATCTTTTACGCCAGTGACAGATACAGAAAAATAATCCCAAGTAAGGGCTTCCGTTGGAATTTCACATTGATTGTTTTTCAGTATTACTGGGTATTCTTTTTCCATTCTCCAAAATGAAGCAGCTGTTTTACATCCGTTCCACTCTGGTGAAAAGATAAACAATGCTTTAAGATATCCAGTCGTGCCCTTTACCAGTCCAGAGAAATCACACTTGGGATCTGGATAAATTCTTTGATTATTTACAATAAATCTTAATACTCTCATGCAGTCATCCTTTCCATTCCAACAGGGGCTACATATGTGAATTGGTTTCCCAAAATATCTCTGGCTGTGCCAATCACGAAATGGCTGTAGTCTGCCAGAATATTGCATATAAATTCCTCTGCGTCAACCCAATATCGTTTCTTGACCATGCGGTGGAGCTCTGGTAATAGACCATAGCTGAACATTACACAATGTCCTAACTCATGGATAAATACACGGTTTAGAAGTTCTCCATGTAGGTTGTTCGCAATCGAAATAATATGGGTGGAATAATCCGATACTCCAAGTGTTCTGTTTCCTGTGCGGTCAATTAAAACATCATCTTGTGGTGGAACAAACTGCACTCTCCATAAATCTCCATTCATGTAGAATTGTCGTAGCATGGTTTATTACCATCCTTTCTACGAAAAAAGCCCCTGCCGCATTAATTTGCGACAAGGACTTAATTCATTTATTGCTTTAGTTCATCTGCTGTACAAGTCTGGTCAGGTCAGTTTTCATCTGCTGTCTGAGCGTTGCATCTGCATCCGACCACATTTCCGTGAGATTACGGATAATATCAGATGTGTACTCCTTCATGGAATCATCCATTTTTCTTTTGGATTCCGTGTCTTTGGAATCATGATAATGCCTACGATTCTCATCGTATCTATCATAGGATTCGCCATATCTGGACTTCTTCCAATTCATATTCATACCATCATTTTCCATATCACTACGCTCTGGATGATATCCCATGCGGTACATATTGCGCTCAAATTCTGGATTGTTTAAATACTCATCCATCCAGTCATCATCCTGCATATACAGATACGGTCTATAGCCTTTTCTGGTTCCCCTACCTTTTGGAGCGAAACGCCCATTTGAATAGCGGTAACGGTCATATCCCATGCGTCCAAGATACTTTTCTTCCTGTTCGCATTCGTCCATAGCTTCTACGATTCTGTAATCTTTATCTGCACAAATCGCGCACTTTACGGATTCCATGCAGTCTTTCAGATCGTCCCAGTCTTGAGCACTGAGATTATCAAAGCCATGTGTTTTGGCTTTTTCCATAGCCCATTTTCCCATTTCCATTGCAACTTTATGCATTACAGTGCCCCCTTTCTAACAGCCTGCGTAACAGGTGCTTCTGTCGTTGGGGCTGTACCATTAATTGCTTTCAAATTGTTGCTCGGACTACAAGCCGGATTTCCTAACATCTTGAATACTCCGCCAGTTGCACTTGTAGCTACTCTGGTTGCGTACTTCGTTCTGGTTCTTATCCCACAAGCCGTAATCTGTGCACAGCAACGATTTTCTAGCGGATACAAAGTTGTTCCTGTTCCTATCTGAATCATTACCGGAGCAGTAATTGTAGTGGCTTCTGGTATACTTTGTGCAACAACAATACAATATTTTTCTCCATTGTTGTAACTGCCTGCTGGGAGTGTGATTACAAGATTACCTCCTGTAAACGCAACAGCTTGGCTTATTACAAGACGGTTGCAGAGCTTACAAACATTTTTACAACTCATATTTCTACCTCTCAATCAAAATAAGAGGTGAGCCGTAACCCACCTCTTAGAATTAGTCAACCTCTAAGGGCGAGTTACTTAGCAACAACCGTTACCATATGTATTACATCCTGCGTATGCATATGGAGCTGGAACCTGGAATGCAGGAATCGGAGCCGGGTTGATTGCATTGATTAATCTCTGAGCCTGTGCGTACATCTCTGTTGTAAGCAATGCAGACTGGCGATCCTGGGATGCAGCACGTTTCAGATCAGAGTTCTCTGCCTGTAATGTTGCAATCTTATCGTTAGTCAGGAAGTCAAGGATTGCTCTTGTGTTGCTGTTCTGGTTTTCCAGAAGGTCTCTGGTGTTGTTATTCATTGTGTTCTGGAGAGCACAAGTGTTGGTAGCAAGGTTGTAGTTGATACCTTGGATTGCTTCTCTTGTTTCACAGCAACAGTTTGCTAACTGAGACTGTAATGCGTTGGTATTCTGCATACCGGCTACAGTATCAGCATTGATTGCCTGCTGAACGCCGTTGAAGCCTTGAAGCATTCCGACATTCATACCATTAAAGCCACTCTGCATGGTATTGTTAAGAGAATATGTGCTGTCACAGATACCCTGCTGAATACCTCTGATACCATTCTGAATATCATTAAGGGCGAATTCCTCATTAATATCTGAACGGGTAGCCCATCCTTGGAAACCTGCACCATTTGTACCGTTTCCACCATTGCCACCCCAGCCGCCAAAGCCGCCGAAACCGCCCCAGCCGAAGATGAGCAATATAATAATCCACCATGCCCAGCCACCGCCAAAGCCATAGCCTTCATCGGCACGGTTATTAGAGCCGCTTAATACAGCGACATCGCTTGCTGATAATCCACCATTCATCATAGCGATTACCTCCTTATTGATTTTTGTAATTTATACAAAATCAAAAGACCGCGGCTCTTTTAATTATTGTAGCGAATTTATTTTATTCCAAACTGGCTCTTAACCTGCGACAGTATATCGTCTGGATTAATATTTCTTTCTTTACAAAGATTTCTTGCAAGTTTTTCAATTCCTGCATTATCACCTTTTTCCATCATGTTAATTGCATTGTCAATTACAGGATTATTTCCAGACTGTTGTTTCATCATATTGATTATGGCTTGTTGAGGATTCCCTCCACCACGTATCATCTGCATAAGTTGCATTGGATTCATCATCTCTGTTTACCTCCATTCTGCTTGGGTTCCGGTGTTCCAGACATTTGTGTCGGGAACATACTCTTTATTTCGGAAATCTCAGAACAAACATCGTTCCGAAGCTGATTAAACATAGCTTCTATGTCAATCGGTTTTTCTTCTGCCTTTGGTTGCTGTTGTTCTTCCGGATTTATAAGTCGATAAACAAAAATTCTACTTCTTCCATCTGCCTGTAATTGTTTTCTATATATTTCTGTTCCATCTGTTTTTGGATAATAAACAGGGTTTCCAGACATATCTACGTCTTTTGCCTTTACGGTATCAATACCATCGACCATCTGTCCTTGCAACATGGGGATTTGTGGTACTTGTGGCATTTGTTGTATTGGTTGCTGAATCTGAGCCTGCCCGTATGGCATTGCCTGCTGATAACTATTCTGCAATTGTGCTAATCTATCTTGATACGGTTGTATTTGTTGAAATGGTTGTGCAAAATACGGATTACCATACTGCATATCTCAAACCTCCCTTGTTTTTATAACTATATTTTACAATAATAAGAGGTTAATTAACACGCCATGATAACGCCATAAATACGCCACATTTTATGAATACAAAGAAAAGCCCCGACAATACATCGGGGCGACTTTCATAATTTTCTTCTTTAATTTTCTGTTTATGCGGTCTACTGTTCTTGTGCTGTAACCCATGATTTCTGAAGCTTCTGCAAGTGTTTTTTCTTCGTAAACACGCAATCGGAATAACTCTTTTTCTCTGGAATCAAATCCAGCTTCACGCAAATAGAAGATTCTTTCATCTTCCGAAAAGTCTTTATAATTATCCATTCCACCGTCCTCCCTGTTAGTGGAATCAATATTACACCGGGAAAATGCCTTTAAGGGCAAAGCCTAAAATAATACCGATTATGCCAGTTATGACATAAGCAATAATTTTGTCCTGTAATTTTCCTGGTTTTTCCATGAGTGCTTTTAAATTGTCGTTCATTTCGTCAACTGTATCTTTGATGTGTCCCAGATCGTTGTTGTATAAAGCAATTTTCTGTTCTAGCGCATTGATACGATTAAAAAAGCCTTCATCCCTTTTGGAATGCTTTTCTTTCATCTCACGGACGGCATTTTCCAATTCTTCCAAGCGGTGTTCGTTGATACACTCGTGTTCACATCCCATCGCTATTCCTTTCCATCACTCCCATTTTTAAGATATTGCTTCTACCCACCTAATTTGAAGCACCCCTGCGATACGTGGGAGGATTGACGTATCACGCACACACCATCTTAGAATCCGATAAATGGAAAAACACCATGATTTACATAGATTTCAGTTTCGGAATCCCAGCTTCTATTCACAGAGGATTCGGAATGTGATCCTTGAAACTCAGCTCCCTGCTTTACTAGAAAGAAAAGAGCCAAATCAAATATGCAGTCATAGCATTTCTCCATATCGGAATTTATTTTCTCATCACTGTAAGATGAAGGATAATTCCTTTTCTTCTTAAATGAACGAATAGCCCTCTTTACTGAAAGAGGAATCATCCTCGCAGTTTCTTCATCATCTTCAAGATAATTTGTTAAGTCCTCTATAAGCTGTTCGTTCATTTAATCACCTACCTTTGCTGAGATAAAATCTCTGATATTATTCCAGCCTTATTCGTTGCTGTCAGGGCATAGCCGTTGTCACTTGCGAGTTGTCTTAACTGAGATACAGTCATATTAGACAACTCGCTTTCTGTATACTTGTGTGTTGATGTATCATTCACACTTGCTACAGATGGTGACTGGCTGTTTTCGTCGAGACTATGCCCGGTTATTCCCCCGCTTTGGTACCGATTACGATACCGCCGTTAGCTTTCGGTGCGACCGGAACGAACATGCCGGATGCTTTTGTCCATACTGCAACTGGGTCTGGTGTAGCCCACATGGAAAGAGTAACAAAGGAACGATTCTCTTCCTGTATAAACTGTCTGTATTCAAGCTCTTCTGGTGTCACACCCCATAGGCCAACACCGAAAGAACCGTTAGCATCTGCTTCATACAGAGTAAATACATCCTCTTTGAGGTATCTGGCCGTTTTCAGGGTTCCATCTGCTTTTCTGAAATTAAAGTTCTCATCACAACGATCAATTGTGATTCCATATTCCTGCATAAGCAGATTGGCAAGCTCCTGCTTTGTGAGAAGCCTTTTATTTGCAGCACCCAGAACAGCTGTCTGCATTGCAGTGTTGTTCCGCATGTAGTTAATCATTTTAAGAGAAGTAACAGCTTTGTTTACTACATAGCCATTGCCTTCTGCTACAGCTACCATTTTCTGGATATCGCCCATGATATCTGCATCTGGCTTAGACCAATCAGTAAGCGTTACTTTTGCACTTGCTGGAACGCCATAGTCAATTCCCATGTCAACATGGTTCTCTTTGATTGTTACAGCACCAGTGGAAAGGAACTGTCCTTTCATAACATTTGCTCTTGTAACAACGCCCTCGAACAGTCTGGCTGCATCATCAAATACAAAGTTTTTCAGTGCTTCATTATCCGGCACACCGTTTTCAATTGCCTGCCGTAAGTTTTCGGACTGATTGATTTTTCTCTTAATGAAGAGTTTTTCAGTCAGGACTTTTTCAAATCCAGGTCTTGTGCCGATTTCTGCTTCGCTATCAAGAGCGTGGACGAATGCAACTTCCGGTAGATTCTGTCCAGCCATAAGTCTGTAATACTCTGCTTTCAGATACTGGGTTTTTGTATCTGGGAAAATGGTATCGAGGATACCTGGTCTTTTAACACTGAAATTCTGAGAGAAATTAAGTCTTTCTTCTTGGGTAATTGATTCCAAAATATTAAATGGCATTTGTCATACCTCCTTAAAATACTGGGTCTTCTGTGACTACAAAAACAATTCCGGCTTTTTCAAGCTCTGTTTTTGCAGTAGTGTCAACTGTTACTGGAAGTCTTTTTTCGAGAACACGGCCTGCGACGATCACGGAAATTGGTCTCTTGGTATCATCTGTCATATCAACATCTTCAAATACAATGCCGATTGCGCCTGTCGCATTTGTTGGATATACGGAACCTGCTTTGATAATTTTCTTAGTTCCAACTGTTTCAGCATTTGTCTGGTCTGCTGTGTAGGTTTTGAGTACAAGTCCGACCTCGGATTCAAGAATATTTGGAGTGGACTCATACTGCTCTGTTTTCATAAAAGCCATTATTTATATCTCCTTTACTTAAATATTTACAGGGGCGTTACCGTCCACTGATTTAGTTTCCTGGTTCTTTTTTGCTGAGTAAGCTTTTGCAAATTCAGCAGCATCACTTTTTACTGTAGCTTTCCCACCGCTACCACCGCCCGGATTCGGAGTGTTTTCCAATGCTTCCTTCTCCCAAGCTGCTTTTGCGTTATCAAGTGCTGTTTTATTTGCTTCGGAAACTCCCTTAACAAAAGTTTCGACTTCTTTCATTGCATCTTCTGGTTTCTCATACGGTGCAGATGCGTATGCTTTAATAGCACTCGCGTATGTTTCGGTTGAAAGTCCTGCATTTGCGAACATAGAAGTAATTTCACTGGTAAGGGCTTTTTTGTTGGATTCTGCAAGCGCAGCTTTCAAATCAGCTAACTCCTTATCCACTGCTTCCTTTTCTTTCTTGCGTTCAGCTTCTAGCCGTTCTGCTTCGGTCATGTTCTGCTTTTTCAACTCTTCCAACTCTTTTTCCAGGGAATCTGCTTTTTCAGCTTTTTCCTTCAGAGAAACATTTTTGTCTTTCTCTTTCTTAGTTTCAGCAGAAATAGAATCAAGAAGCTTAGAAACCTGTTCCTCGGAAGGTTCTGCAACTCCCATACCGATAAGTGCCTGTTTTGCCTGTTCTCTTGTCATTGAAATCTCCTTTCTTCCAGTCCAATACGCTTTTTCAACACGGTTCGCTCCGCACATGGTCTGTACCCGATTTACGCTCACGGGCTGTTGCAATTTATTTGATTTTGGGTATTAAAAAAGAAGCCTTAGATTTCTCTAAAACTCCTTAAATAATCGAAATTTGGTTCATTCTTCGTTAGATGGAGAATTTGCCATTGGTTCTGTTTTGGACGGATTTTGAAACTTTCCGTCAAGTAATTGCTGTGCTTTCTGCATTTCCGCTTCCGGGTCTGCCAGTTCCGGGTAAATAGTTCCCAGATACGGTAAACTCATTTCGTAGACTTTCTGCGGATCACTAAATAAACCGCAAGTAATCAGTGCAATAAGCGGATGAATTTTATTTTTAAACAGATAATCAAGTGCCTGTGCTTTTACAAGCATATTGTCTGTTGGGTTTCTGGTTATCTTCACATCGAAATCTCGTGTTGAGATATTAACATCATTTGATGTACCACGGATAATATTCAGAATAATTCTGGCAGATTCCTTTTCAGCTTCCTTGGTGAATGCTTCTACCAATTTTGCATCTCTCTCTGCGAAATCCCATCCATTACGAAGGTATACGGCATTTCCTGTATCTCCTCCGCTGTTGCTCTGTCGGTTTGGCATTGCTTCCACAATCAGCATGTTATTGTAGATATCATCCTTTGCAACCTGGCTCTCTGATTGATTCAGTTCAGCGGTCATCAGTTCAACATCCGACTGACAGCCATTTCCAGTATCTTTTACAGAGATGGCACCAAGTTTTACCATTTTCAAAAACTCGTTTTCATCTACCTCGCAGTTCTTGAACTTCATAAAGGCTTGCACAAACTGTTCAACGCCATTTAATCTATCAGACTGGTATTTGTTAATTGCATCAAATAAGGTGATTGCAATTTCAACATCTGAAAGCCTGTCATGATTATTCGGGCATTCAACAATAGGAATTCCTCCAAAACCGTTGATGCCATATTCGGTTACTTTTCCATTCGTGATTTTGAAAAACTGGTTCTTTGAATAGCATAAGTAGTATTGTTGCTCATCTTCATCCTTCAAAATCTGAACGGACAGCATTGGTTTTCCGTTCCTCTGCGAATATACAATGTAACAATCACCAGGATACGGAATGAAGATTCTAAACGGTGGTAAATCTCCGTTTTTTGTCCAATCCTCTTCTTTCAGTATGGCCTTATAAGAAGTTCCTGTTGCACTTTGGTATATTGCCCTTTGGATGTTTCTTGCATCTGCATTGGCTTCATCCAGATAATCATTCAACAAATCAACTTGCTCATTTATTTTTTTGTCTGCATTTTTTTTGCATACATACTGGATTGGTTCTCCACAAATCTGTCCAGCTTTAAATTTTACAGTTTCAAATGCGTGATTTTCTACCACTCTGTTATTAACTTCTGGACGGACTATTTTATTTCGGTATAATATCGGCTGATCGCCTTTCATGTACCGATACAAGTAATCAATCAATGTTCGGTTTCTATTATGTATGCCAATTGTATCTGATACTACTTTTACTACATTTTGTGGAGTGATTCGGTCAACACCTGTGTAGGCTACTTTTCGCCCGAACTCACCTCGGCATAAATCTACAAAATTCATTGTGTTTCTCACGAGCCGAACCATCCTTTCTGCAAAATAAAAAGCACTGGATATTTTAATCCAATGCTCTACTTTATATTTTACACATATTAAAAGTATATTTCAGTATACTTCAGTATCATCTTTCAAAACCTTTTATCTTTTTTATTTCTGCTATGGCTTTTAAATGCTTTTTTTTAATGTGAATCTCTGAATAACCCATCTCGTCTGCAATGCGAACCAAAGATTTGTACTCAACATAATGCTTAAATAGTATGTCGTATAGCAACGGGTCTTCAACCTGTTCTATAGTTCGAACTATTTCTTGTCTTTTTTGTATAAATTCAGATATCATTTTTGAAATCTCTTCTCGCAGATCAAATATCTTTGCAACCATATCTCCCATCGGATCACGTTTTACAGAAGTTTGTACCTTTTCTCCAACAGGGATTGCAGATACACTTGTGGAAAGAGAACTGAGCTGTTCTTCTTCGATAAGCTTGTTTTTGATTCTGTTATCATAATTTTCAATCTGTCGTAAATATTGAGTTGCAGTCATCATATTCTATCTCCTTCCCCACATAAAATTTTTGGTTGCTTTTACTTCTGCAAATCTTTTGCCGGCAAGCGTTATTGCAAGCTGCGTAACTCCATCGGCAGCGTCATCATGTTCATTATCGCCAATATAGACGAATGTAGTTAATTCATCCATAGCCTTTTGATACTGTTTATCTTGATATTTCGGAGCCAAAAATATAAAATTTTGCTTAACATCCCCGGAATATTGATTTATTTTTTCTTTTTTTGCTTGTTTTGAAGGTGCTTTTGTACTTGTCGTGCTGCAAGCGTATTTATGTTCTTTCAAGCGTTCGTTTACATAATAGGCATACATATCTCCACCATTATTTGCTTCAAAATTGATAGATTGAATATTATTTCCCATGATTCTTCCAACAACTAATGGCAATGTTCCTTCTTTTGGTGCTGTGCTAAAAATCCAATCATAAATATATACATCTCCATTTTCGTATTCTGCACCCACTGGCATTGATAAGCTATCGCCACCACCCCACGCAACATCACAGGCAGAAACATTTTTAACAAATCCACCTTCTGGGAGAATGCCGTTATAATATCTCAATTCGTCAGCTGCAAACACAATTCCTTCACGTAAGAAGGGCTTTTGCTGATATTTGGCTTCCCATTCGTTAGCATCTAACCTAGCTTTCATATCGACATAATATTTTGTTGAAAATCCAACGCCATACTCATAATCGAAATTCGATTTACCCTCATCATTCAAAGCTGGAATTTTTCTAAACCGATACATTGGATTATCCCGATTTAGCTTCTCAATTTTCCCAAGAGGATCATATAAATTCCATCTGGTTCCAACCATAAGCTCTCTTGCGCCATCAATCTTACGGTCAACCATCTTATTCAGATATTCTTGATATGTATTTTCTAATCGGGTAGGGCTTAATGAATGTTGTCTATCTCTTACAAGGTCATCCACGTACAAATACCCATCAGAAGAAATATCAACGGCACCCGTCCAAGTTCCTTCAATACCACGGCAAGTCATTGTTGCAAATCTATCTGGCTTGTCCAGGTTTATTTCAAAATCATCAGCACTCTGTTTTTGAAGTTTCGACTGTGGAAAAATTTCACTGTAGTTGTATTCCTGTGTATTAATGAGATTAAGAAGTTCTCCGTAAAATCCTTTTGCCAGTTTTCCAGAATGACCGCCCATTGCACTGTGACTATTCGGTCTTTTACCCATTATCCAAGACATAAAGAAAATACACATAGTGGATTTTCCAACACGGCTTGGAAGCGATAAACCATAAAACTCTATTTTTCTTTCTTCCAAATCCTGTAAGTCTTGGGCTACCACATGTAGTGTTTTTCTTCGTGGAATATAAAATTTCTTGCTGTCTGGTCTGTTTTTTTCCATATAAAGCAAGTAACTTTCAAATAAATGTGGTGCTTCCAGTAACAAATACTGCCAATAGATATCATCAAAGTCACCACTACCAGTTAATGCAGCACACTTCTCTGCTATGTTATGTGAGTATTGACTTACTTTCATAGCCATTTTCCGTGCTTCTTGGTTATTGTCGAAAGGAAGGTCAATATTCATGTTCAAGAGCAAATCAAGGCAATCTTTTTGGTTCTGATAGATTGTCATATCACTACTGATAATTTGATTCAGTACTGCCCGATACCATTCAAGCGAACCTTCTGTAATTTTTCCCATAAAAATAGAGCCAGACCTCCTTTCTTTTTAGGATTTAGTCTGGCTCTCGTGTGGCTCTCTTGACTTTTCTTTTTATTTTTTTGTATTCTAAATATTTTTAAAAACTATATTTTTCACAATATCTACAATTTTCTAATCCATCCAGTTCTGGATGGATACACGGAATGTTCCTTAATTTGCACCATACCATTTAATCACTTGACTTTCTGCAAATTTCAATAAAATCTGGCTTACTAAGTTCTTTCAGCTTATTAGCATATTTTGGAAATTCATGTGTATATATCGGATGACCTAAAAGCTTTTCCGCATATTCATATGCAAGTTTTCGGTCATCCCCTGTAAGCATACAAATTCCTGTGTAGGTTTCAACTACTACGGCTTCTTGTTTTGTCATACATATCCTTTCTTGATAAAATCATATTTTTAATTCCGTAAAAATATTTTCAATTACTTTCCACTCTGCGAATACTGCCATTGTTAATAATGGTATTGCTGAAAGTCCCCAATTATTTTCAATCATCATTTGTATTGTGGCTATCAAATAATCTGCTACCCATTTGAATATTATGAAATTCGCAATTATCCAACATATTTTTCTGATTTTGTTCATTTTGTCACGCTTTCTTGACTGGCCATTCAAAGCCAAAATCTGAACGTTTGATTTTGCATTGTGGGCTTCCGTCCTTCCAGAAAACTAATCCCTCTATCTCGTGTTCGGAAAGATATTTCTTGATTCCATAAAATGTACGCTCGACTTCAACGATATTGTTGCCATGTCTTACTAAAGAATCATCATCGTCATAATATGGATTGCCTTGAAAATGCTTTCCGACAGCTTCATATGTGCCATCTGGTAATTTACAACCTTGATTTGTCCACATTGAAGTTACATAATACGCTTCTACAAACCACTTATCAGACGGATTATTCTCATCAACCTTTACCCATCCCGGCCAATGACCTGTAATCGCATCTGGTTCGCAACAGGGAATAAATCCCTCTGGTGGTATTTTGCCCTTCTTGCAGTCGTATCGTTTATAAAATTTTCCGTCAATTACTGCACAGCAAGAGCCGTCGTATTTGACTGTTGCAATTCCTTCTCCTTCAAGTACCCATTCCATACCCGGATGCGCTTTCGGTAGAGTCTTTACAATCTTGTGGTCTTTGAATTCTCGCTCAAATAATGTTGGTATCTTTTTCATTTCCTCACCATCTTTCTTTTTGATTTCAAGTATTTTCTGTATTTGCGACTGTATTTACGAAGAATTAAATCGAGCATAATGCTATTTGTCTGTTCTACGTTTTCTGACATAGTTGTGAGATATGGATAATCTTCTCTATCATCTACTAATGTCTTGAAGATCAAGTCTAAAGCAAACTGAGCACTGACAGGTGGGTCGCACAGTTCAAAGTCTTTATCCTTGTACCACTCATCAATCTTATTTTGGAATCCATCAAAGGATATTTCTTCGTTCCATATCATACATTCACCTCAAATAAATTTACATTATTTTCTAAACCACCAAATATGTTTATCAAGAATATCCGCTTTTACATCACCATCAAAATAATATTCACACCCATCATCTGCAAATTCTGCTGGTGTTGTAAATTGTGGTATTCCATCTGGTTCCAATATGACACACGCCTGTCCAGAAATATAACTTGTTACAACGGCTGGTTCGCTACGCCACCAAACTTTTCTTCCGATAACATTTTTGTCAAAATCTATTTTGTTTAAGTCCATTGGATGTTCGGAAAAATCATCAATCATGCACTTCGCACGTTCAATACCACCTCTTACATCACAGAATTTTTCGCCGTTTCTGGTTATAAACACATTTCCAATTGTTCTTGCTTCAAATTCATCGTGTCTGTATCTTGCATGATTGTACGGCGCATAATTTATGCCCCAACATACAGGCTCTCCGTCGAATTGAACCAGATTCTCAAAACTTGGTTTTTCTTCTCTTGGGTAAGCCCATAAGTTATTATCTCCGTATTTTCCACCAATCGTATGTATATAGTCTTCTATTAGAACAACAAAATAAGGTTTTCCATTAATCACTGTGTCCCAGTGCATTTGATGCATTTTTAATTTGGAAATGTCTGTATCTCTATCAATTAGTCTAATACTTTGCATTTAATATTTCCTCCAAGTTTTATACGTTCACCTCGAACTCTTTCTTGCAGTTGCTACCCTTGCATTTCAATTTAAGATGCTGAATCTTTGTGTTTGGGCTAATCAAAAGTGCTTTCTTCTGGCAAAAAGGGCAACAGGCGTATTTCACTCCATTGATATTCCTCAATAATGCCTGTCCATTCCACGGCTCGGGTGGGTTCATGTATTCAGAAAAATCTATTCCTTCGGATTCTAATGCTGACTTAATGCTCATTTATTTACCTTTCTATTTCTTTTATGCTTTATTGGTCTTCCCTCTTTGGCTGCCCTTTTTATCATTCGTCGCACAACAGATTTAAAAACATTATCAAATTTCCGTTTCCCTTTTCTTCCAGCAATTTGTCTAAATTTTGGCTTTTTATTCATTTTTAAGCAGTTATTTGGTATTTGCCCAAAACCAGTTTTCATGACTTCTTCAATGCTTATTTTTTCTTGATCCATTAAATTTTCCTCCGCTTCGGAATGCCATGCATTTTTCGGAAATTGTTCTGTTTTATTCGATCTGGAAAAGCAAAGAGCAAAGCATTTTCTTTACAGATTCAATCATTACTGATGGTTTACTGTGTTCAATCCACTCTGCTACATCTTTTGCTAAAAACAGTGGTTTCTCTGCTTTTCCATAAACACGAAACTGTTTTCCCAACACTTCTTGTTCATTTAATACTTTCAGTTCATTCATTTCTCTCTTTTCTCCCTATGCTTCATCTGACAGGCAATCATTTTAGCTATGTTTTCACGTTCCTGTTTTATTCCATGCCCCTGCCGGAACAATTCACATTCCAGAATCTGTCCACATTTGGAACATTCGTCTTTGATTTCTTTACCGCATACTTCAATCATTTTCATCACCACAGTAAATCAATAAGTAATTTGCAATTTTTCTAAGATCATTTTTCCCATACAGACGAATTCCATCTTGCAATCCTCTGTCAATCAGCCAATCAGCTAACTTTATTGGTTGTGTAGGTGGTTCATCTTTGGATTTTTCTATCTTAAAATCATCTATTAAACCACCTCTATTTATAAGTTCAGAAAGTTCGCTCATCGGTACTATGCCTCCTTGTTTTCCATCTTCTTTTCCCGCCCTAAACTCGCAACAACACCCTGGCTCAGTAAAGTCTGCACAATATTCACTATCGCCATTGAAGCAAACACATGTGAAGTTATCATGTTTTCTACAATTCTTGCAACATTTTTCTTCCATAAACACCTCTTGTTAAAAAAGTCCAGTGCGCCGACTTGAACGGCATAAATCTCCCAACGAGAAACACTGGAACTTTAAGGGGGAAAATGCAACTTCTGGCAATGGCAATTTTCCAGATAGAAACAACAGGAATCGAACCTGTGTCACATGATATTCAATATCATTGCTCTACCACTGAGCTATGTTTCATATCCCGCCTGTCACGGACAGTTCTTTTCAAAGGAACTGGGATGGGTTTCACTTTTGCTTCATTCGACAGTAATACAAGCGTATCTTTCTGAATTGATTGTGTTTTCCATAGCTTCAATCGGATTGTATCCAAGATTCTGTAAGATTTGTTTAAAAACTGTTACAGATTGACCACTTGCAAGTTGTACGCCTTTTCTCTTGGAATCTGCATGGAATACATCATGTCTGCTGTTTACATTCCAGAAGATAACGTTTGGAATAACATATCCAGATTTATGAAACTTGTTTGCCATCTTATCATAAAATGACCAATCTCGATTTCCACAATAATCAATTTCCATATCAGAAATTACGACAATAGCTTTTGGCATTTCTTCCTGTGAAATATTATTTTTTTCTGCGATATCAAGCACCTTTTTAAATGCAGCTTTAAGGTTTGTACTACCGCCCCAATCTGCCCCTTTAGCATTATTGATTTTCTGTGAAAGGGTTTCACCCTTTAAAACAACTGTTTCTGGATTGCTCGAAAATGTCATAAACAAATTGTGGTATGCCCCAACATTTCTTTCGGCAAAGTATATTGCCAATCCGATTGACGTTGCCATTGGTCTTCCGGTCATCGAACCGGATACATCAGCCATAATCAAAGCATTTGTTCCCTGTTCTATGTAATTTGGGAGTGCTTTCCATTGTGCTTCAAGAACTTTATTGTTCTCTCGTCCGTAAATGATTTTTTCAACGATGTCATAAGGATACAAAGTTGAAGCGTTGATTTTAACTTCTCCTTTATCAGCCTTATTAATAAAATCATTAAATCCATCTGGATCATGTTTTGCAAAAGCTCTGCGATAAATCATCATTGCACGGCTCGGAACTTCTGGATATTTAATCTCATTCCATTTACCGGCAGACATAAGGCTTTCAACAACACCGATCTGTTTTCTCATACTACGAACAATCCTTTTGAAGTTGTAGACTGGATAACCCAACTTCTGTGCAGTCAAGATTCCTAACTTCCTAGTTTCTCTGCTACTTGCATCAGCAGTCTTAATCCATTTAGCAAGTAAAGAAATCGCTTTTCCCTCATTAAGATTCTTCAAATCTTCCTCGAACTGAATCTTCATGGTTTTCCACATATCGTCTTCCATTGGTGTTCCAATCAGTTCATACAGATCATCGTATCTCCCGAATACTCCAATCAAGTCAAGATTCGGTCTAAGTGCTCCTGGATGATGTTCAGCCATGTAACGGATAATGGTTCGGAAAGTTTTTCTCTCTCCAAGCCCGTAACGAATATCTCTTGCATAAAAAGCAATCTTTGTGGCAAAGAGTTTATCCTGTTCAAATGCTTCTGAGAATAAAGTGGTGATTCTATTTTCATCAGCTTCTCTCAATGCGCCAATAGTTCCGAACAGGTCAAGTCTTGCATCGCTTGTAGTATTCAGCGCAACTGCTCCGTTTTCGGTTCTTGTAAACTTGCTTTCTTCTTTCATTGCATTTGCAAAATCCATGTTTCTTCTCCTTTCAGGACACGAAAAATATAAAATATACGAATTAGATTTTATTTAAGTGAGTTGCTGTAAGCGTCCCATAAATTTCATGATGCTTTTGTGTTTCATAATTAAAAGTTATGCCCAAAATGATTGCTGTAAGCATCACATAATTGCCCCGACAGGATTTGAACCTATAAAATTATTTGCAGTGAAGAACACAAACATGTTCTAATCGGTTTTCCGTAACCGATAACCGGGGCAGTGACGAGGGATGGGTTCGAACCACCAACCTATGCCTTGTAATGGAGTAAATTGCTGTTATAGTCACAAACATGACTAATATTCTCATTGCTCTGTCCAATTGAGCTACCTCGTCTAAAAACCAACAATAGCTATGCTAAAGTCAGATTTCCTATCTACACTTGGTAGATGGAATAGCAGGAGACGGATTCGAACCGCCGTTTCCATGGATATGAGCCATGTGAGATTCCGCTTCTCTATCCTGCTATGTACATGTTTGGAAGAACCATTTCAGCACGTTCACTTATTGACTACTAGAGGAAGTCACTATATCACCGATAAACAGTACGTATTCGGAACTCGGTTATACATTCCTACGCACTGCTCTGTGCTTTTCCTACCACCAAACTTTCAGTCTCCAAACAATCGGAAAGGATGGATTCGAACCATCAAGACCTAGTCGACTAGCCCGTTCCCAGTTACTTGCACTTTCCGAATAACCCGGTTCTTCCGGGTTAGCAATAGGTTTATCGTGTTATGCTTTCCACTATCTACAAGTTTTAGTGCTGTAGATTCACTGGATATTTTTATGCGTCTTAGAACGGCATCTCTTGAAAACTCCTTTTATTAACGTGCGCTGCGTTAATGTTTTTAACTCCGAGACATACCAGCCGGGAAATCAGATCCATTTAAGCTACGCCGTATCGCACATAAATTTACCTAATCCACACACTCAACTGGAAGTTTTTTCCACCCATATTACGGATGAATGGCATTTAGAAGAAATGGAAGCTCTGGGATTCGAACCCAGGACTTACGGCTTATGAGGCCGTTGCTCTTACCGCTGAACTAAGCTTCCTGAGATACCAGAAATAAGCCCGCCATAGATTTATTTCTGGCACTGTTGCAGTTCTTGACCACCAACCGCAACAAAGGTTTTCTGAAACACTTTTAGATTTCAGAAAAGAGTGTTATAAAATGAACTTGCGGCATTAGCGAAACCGCAAACTGGGCTAACTGGATTCGAACCAGCAAATGCAGCAGTCAAAGTGCTGTGCCTTAACCGTTTGGCGATAGCCCATCAACCCCGGCGCACCATTAAAACCGGGGAAGTCGTGATATTAAGCTAAACAAGTATATAAAATAAGAGTTTCCGCTACTCTGGATGCCTCGACTTATCACTTTCATAGGCTTTCCCGAGCCTACATGGATTAAGTCGAAGCTGCGCTTTTATGAATTTAACCCTTTCGATTAACTCGATCGGGATAATTCCAATTGGAATCGGTAAATACATTTGTCACCTCGTGCAAATTAAGAAAATATTCAGTGCAAAACATATTTCTAAACAAATACAGAATAAAATCTGTATTACGCTTGTCTTTCCTTCTTCGTTCAGTATTGCTAAAGTGCCAGCTAGAACCAGAACAAAAAATGCAAGATTTACAGCTGTTCCAATTACATTAAGTGCATTCATTGTCTTTTTCCTCCCCGATTAAGAAGTCCAGAATTTTTTCTGCAATCTCTTCCTCTGGCTCAAATGGCATTCCACAGTAATTGTAGGATTCTAAAGCCGATTTTAGGCTTGATTTGAAACCATTGTAAATCTCTCCATGTTGTAGTAATTCGTGCCTTAAAACACAAATTGCATCAGTAATTGATTGAGAAGTGACACTAATTTGTGCTAGGCACTCCATTTCAATGTCTGGAACAGCCATCATTTCAAACTCAAATACTGGAATTTCATCTACTGCGGTGTGGAAATCAACTGAGCGTACATTCGGAACTTTATTTCCATCAATAAAACATTTTGTTCCACGCCAATCATAGGGGTTGGGGTTTGTGATCTTCACTATCGGCATCTTCGTACCCCTTTCTTTTAGTTTCACAGTAGAGAAGAAGGTGTTTCGCAATCTCTTCCAACTGTAGAATGTTGTATTTTGGAATTTCCCATGTTTTTTGTTTCAATAGTGGGGAAAGTGGAATACCTTCATTTGGTAGTTCGCAAGTTACTGTGGCATTGATAATCATGGACGCTGTATCAATGGGAGATTCTGGAAAACTATCCTTATTATCACTTATTGGTACGTATAGCATGGATAACTTTTTCCATTCTCCGTTTTCCTTTGAAAATATTTCTCCGTTTTGTACTTTAAGTGTTCTAATAGCTTCTCTTGAAATATCTTCTTCTTTTTCACATTTACGAACATCATTCCCAATGATGTATAAAAAACAATTCATCCCTCTTCCGCCTCCCCGAAATATTTCTTGTAAAGCTTATGGCTGCAATACCACAGATGCTGCATCACAAAAATTTTATCAATACATTCCAAGTCATAATACATCACTCTGTACTCGGCGGTTCTGTCTCCGTTTTCATCAACACTATAACCAGTTAATTCAGATTTTGATTTTGCGCCAAACCATCTACCGTTCTTTGTAACAAACAAAGAAAGATTCCCATATTCACAAACATATGTGGCGGTTTGAGTATCATACAATCTGCCATCAGCTAATATTGCTTTTGCGTGAATTGGCTTCACCAGTTTCCGAATTGCCGGGGATTCCTGTCCAACATTTTCATATGCTTGGTTTGTTTCCGAAACACCTTTTTTATTTTTTAAGAAAAATTTAAGCACGTCTTTTCCTCCAGAAATATTCATCAACCGCCTGTCTTACAATATCCGATACGCTCCTGTCTGTTCGGTTCTTCTCTTCCAGGAGCCTTTTTTTCTGTTTTTCGGAAAATCGGATGCGGATGGATTCGGATTGCGGGTTATGCTTTTTCATAGGCAGTATCCATCTTTACGGAAAGAATCGGTTTCTCATCGGCTTTAGCCAGAAGCGTAATACCTTTCCCATTCTCCCAAGATGATGTCATGAGTTGAATATTTGAATTTCCGGTTTCGTTACAAATATTCAAAAGCTGTTGTGTTACATCCATCAACCTTGACCGAAGGTATCCGTCATTGCTTACTATTTTTTCCATCTTGTGCCTACCTTTCTGCGAATGTTATCAGTTATCACAAATCGTTTATTGCTTTTAATTTCTGATTAGCAATTTCGACCTGAGAAGCAAGTACGCTACGTGTCACATCTCTTATAAACGATTGTTCTAGTGTCATGCTTTCACTGTAAAACAACGTCGGAGCTGTGAGTACATAGATTTCAATATCCAAATCACAAAGCCGTCTCCATATTTCTTCGATTTCATTCTTGGTATTTCCAATATCATCAACTCCGCAAATAATTAATGAATCACCCTTTTTCATGTTTTCACAAAGAAGTCTAAAATTATTATTTTCATCTGCCAAATCGAAAATAAACGAGTCAATTTCTTCGTTCAAAAGTATCTTTTTCTTTGCTTCCAACGGGAACCATAATCCAGATTCTCTTGCGTATCCTATCTTCATGTTTTATACCTGCCTTTCTTGGTACTGCCTTATTTAGTGTTGGCAGAGAAACAGTTAAGGCTTACTGCTTTCGTGTTGCAATCACTATCCCTGCCATGTTAAGGAGAGCTTTTTTGTTTTTTCGGGCGGTTTCGGTGGTAACTACCGCTGACTGGGGTTTTATATATACCCCCTCCCCGGTCATCCAGTGCGGACGCTGGCAAGTCAGCCCGCCGCCCCATGGGACCCGCTGCCCTTGCCTGGTCGCTGTCTATCGGATGCCTTCGGCAGTGGTCAAGGGAATGTCAATGTCTTTAATATTTTATCTATACGACAAACACAGATTTGTCTTATAGATCTATTTATTTTTCTATACATAATGCACAAATATAATCGTCATTATTGTGCATATTGTATGATTCCATGCGTTTACTGCCTTTTGTCCGTCCATCATGTACATTTTTACCGATTCTGTACTCTTCCAGACTTTAAAGCTCCGGTTTTTCCATCTCTGGAAGTTGTAAAGCGGCTTTGTGCTTCTCTGCGATCTGCTGCGCGGTCTGCTGTGGTACGCCATACTGTTGTGTAGCTTGCACCGGTGCAGTTTCTGCCATGCCGTATGCGGCTTTTGCAACAAATATCAAATTCGCATTTGTTCCGGTCTGATTATGCAATCTATTGATTGCGCAGTTTTTACAAATATCAAACCATTTTTTAGCCGTGTCACCATGTGACGAGTTTGTTCTATACACTCCATTCATCCAGTCAGTAAACGTTGTACGATTAATCCCAACTAAAAAACTAAATACCTCCAATGTTGGCAATACATGATATTTACTGCATAATCTCACATAAGTATTAAACATTTTATCTAATAGCTCTATATCATCATTACTTGGTTTTTGTATATGATCTGCAATATAAAAAATCATATCTACAAAGCTGTCTGATACTTCTTTCTTATAATTTTCGTTATCTGGTGATATACATAATACAGTATTTATATATTCATCAGCATATATATTAATATTATCTAAATAGATATCTACGTCTTGTATATTTACCGTATTATCTTTCATGTTATCACCTCACTTTAGCACGTTAATTTGTAAATAAAAAAGAGAATGTCACCAGGTAAAGCTTATCCCCGGAAAACTTCCGGGTGTTCGGGTACATTCTCTAAAACTTAAAATAAAATATTCTGTTTTCTTTGTTGCTGATACCTTAACACAGTTTTTAATATCTTGTCAAATTTAATTTTGCATAAAATAAAACCCTTTATTTTGTCAGTAATTAATAAATAATATTTGTGGTATTATATTATAATCTTCATTTATATTTATATTATATATATTATTATACGGTACTGTATAGCATATCTTTTAATAAACTCTAGCTTTAGGAATCTAGGAAGGGCAGAGAATAATTATATAATTATATATAATATAAGGGCGGCTACATTTTCGCAGATTTGCATAATAAAAGCCAGACCTTCCAGGAGTTTCTATCCGGCGTGATCTGGCTTGTTATGCGTGTTATTTAATTAACGATTCTGTGTACTTTCAGCCTCTGCCCTTCCTGAGTTCCGTCAGCTCTCGTTATCTGATAGCCTAAAGAAGTTTTAGAAAAATGTCAAGCGGTATTTAAAAAAAATTTCTCTTGACAATTTGTGAAAAACTGTGTTATTAAAATATTAACAGGCTCGGCGGCGGTCTGTACTCTGTCCATAGCCGCCACAAATAAGCATTTTAAAAGCCCCGGGATGATTTCCAAGGGCTTTTTCTTTTGGGTGGGGCGATTGTTCGCCCCTTTTGGTTATTCGTTTTCCTTCGTGGTTTCTTTGAGCAGTCCGGCTGAGTGTTTACGGATTTCGTTGTTCATTTCTCGGACTTCCTCAATGGTTTCGCATTTGTCTGTCGCTGTTGTGATCAACCAAGCAATAAACTGTAACTGTTTGTCTGTCATGTTCTCCATTTTTTCTCCTTTCTGTGGTTTATAAGGTTCTTTGTTCCTTACAAGTATTATTATATCTCTATTTTTAGTGATTGTCAATATTTTGTTCACATATTTTAGAGATTATTTTTTCTCTATCGTTGTCTGTTTCAACATATTTTATAATATCTCTAGGTTGCATTTCAAGAACGGCACAAAGTCTATTCAAATTGTCTAAAGAAATCGTTGTGTCTCCTTTTTTAAATTTTTGCATTGTAGCTTGTCCGAAAAGCCCTGTATTTTTAGCTTTTGTGGTATTTATACCGACTTTTGCAAGCTCTTCTATAACATTAATTTTATATTGTAGCATTTGTTTTCCTCCTAATCTTTTACTTTATATATAATGTAGCTTTTTTAATGCTGATTGTCAAGAATATTTTTCTCTATTTTTTGTGAATTATATGTTGACATTCTCTAATTTTAGTGATATTATAATTACATCAACAAAGGAACAAAAGAAACAAACAACCGGAACCGCCCGAACCACTCAAGCCAATGAGGACATAAGGAAAACGGACTGATTAATTGAAAAATTCTAGTTCCCAGAAAATAAAAAAGCCCGGCGATCTTCCAAACCAAACCGGGCACCAAACTAAAAAGAAAGGCAACCCTATTATAACAGGGGTAAAGGTGAAAAACAATGAAAAAAATCGAAACATTAGTAATTAGAGGCCGCAGATGGTTTCAAAAATTATATGGAAATACTTATCACACAGTAACGATTGTCGTAAATGGCCATATTTTAAAAAGTAGTATTCAGTATGGCTATGGAAATCAGTATCTTGTTACCGCCGCTGATCTCCTTCGTGAAAATGGTTATGATATTCCAGAGAATACCATGGAAGCATTGAGAATGTTAAAGGATCTTTCTGAAAACGATTATGAAGTCATTGACGTTAAGAGAAAGAAAGATCTGTAGGAGGTGCGTAAATGGTAACAATCAAGAAAGCAACACAAGCACAGACAATCGCTGCCATAAAAAGCGGCGATTTCTCCGTAATTGATACGATCAATAAAAAAGCCAGAAAAGAAGCAATAGAAATTTTTGCGTCTGTTGCTGGCGGCGTTATTAAATTAGCTTACTGGGATATGTCCCCGGTAAAGCGCCGGGACGGTAAAAAGTCTGTAATGCGGTACGCCTTGCACAGATCAACGAAAAAAGAAGACTGTTTACAACTCTCCTGTATGGAGCTTATCGGCGGCGCGATCATCCCAACAAGCGACCAACAATTTAAAACAAATGATGATTACGACCGCCGGGAATTTTTCCGCAGTCTTCCGATCGTTACAAAAATGACTTTAAAATAATAAGGGGCTTAAGATTCCTGGCAAGTTTTTGTACTGTTTATTTTTGGCTTAGCGTATGATATAATAACATAAAATGGGGGTAATACATATGATAATGTTAAAAATGGAAAAATGGGAAAATATTGTAAATGAAACTATTAAACATTTTTTTGATAATTATAAAATATTTGATGATAATAACAAGGATTTAGAAAATAAAAGCCTGTATCAATATATTAATGATTTTTACGAAGAAGACCCGGAAACAGAAATTCTGCACTTTTTATTTACTGGTGAAAGCGAATATATCCAATTTGCTGGAAAGTACAATATTTCTTTGTACGATGAATTTTCACAAGAACTTGAAAACAAATTGATTGATGAATTTTATTCCCTTAATAAAAAGCAATTTTGCGAAGATCTCGAAAATTTTACAGATTATTTTTTAAGTGAACACACAATTTTATTGAAAACATATATTTATGATATTCTTGATAGTTTTACGGCTGAAAAGTTAAAAAACCTTATTTTCAAATAGTTTTCACCGCTTCCCGGTATCCAGCCCGGCGGCACGTTCACGGCGTGCAAGCGGTTTTTTGGCATTCTGCCAGATGCACCTTGCAAAGTTAATATAATAAGTCAATCAATTAATGCGCTTTTTTATCCGTAAATGGCTTTTTATGCTGTTAATGTGGATTTATGCCACATTTGCATTATAAGCCGTTTATGAGCCTTTAAAACGATTTGTAGTGCGTTACATGGTTTATTGACTGTCTGTTGCTATGGGTGTATAATAGCCTTGTATAGCTATGTGCAGCTATGCTTTATTTGCGTACCGTGTAAATGTGCGTATTATGTCCGCTTATGTGCGTAGCTTGTCCAGTCTTCCCGGTGATCTGTCGCAGTTGACCTGGCTATATATCAATTAGGGCTATACAACTATATTGTGATATGCTTGTATAACGCCGTATTTGCCTTTTTAAGGCGTTTTATAATCGTAGTCAATAAAATATAGGATAAATACGTTACAAGCCATTTAAGAATTATTTTGCAAGAGTATTATTGTATTTTTAATCACTGCATTATATGCTGTTTGATGCTACGATCTATTATCTGTGGGCTTTTGGTTCTGATCTGCCAGGGCTACGGCTGACGGTCGGCTTTGTTGGTATTCAATTGTTCCCGGCAGATTCCCGGCTTCATCGGTTCGGCGTGGTATCGGTTCCCGGTGCTGTCCCTTGTTGGTTTGTAGCAACGGAAAAACCGCAGCTGTTAAAGGCTTCAATAGTTGCAACTAACTTGTGGATGATTCCTAAATTCTAACATTATTTTGGAAGCCGAAAATCAAGGAAATCTAGAAAAAAAGTGGCAACCAGAAAAATTCTCGCATTTTCTAGCTACCACTTAATTTTTAATTTTGCACAAATATTTCTATAGCGTAAAGTTTTAAATGATTCAAAATTCACAATTTATTTAATCCTTCTTTCTTCCGTGTTCCATATCTTCTGTGGGATGATTTCTCTAAACGTTCAGTCCGCTTCGTTTGGGACTTGGAAAGTTTCTTCTTTCTCTGGTAATTATCAGTCGTTGTTCCCATTCACGCCCTCCTTGTTAATCTTCTGATTCCTGGTTTCAAAGTTTATAATTTCCGTGTCTGTTTCCAATTCTTCCGGGATTCTTCCAACAATTATAACTCGCAGCGGCTTCAATCTGCGCTCCATTTCCTTGAAACCAACGCAAAACTCCAACCGTGCTGCCTTGCTCTTTACTCTTCCATTGGTGCAACAGGCAACTGTGCTTCCCTCCGGCAGTCCATCAAAGCACCAGTCCCAACAGTATTCTGGTAATATGCTTACGTTCGGAATTACTGGAATATCATTCAGGACCATGTAGTGAGCCAGTGCATGATTGCGATATTTGTTCCACAGGCACATTACCAGTGGCATTCCATTCTTGCCAACTGATATGCTGAAATCCGGCATAATGACTGCATGAAAACATTTTAAATGCTTAATATACTTGTCTGGCTGATTCCACAATCTTTGAAACTGTACATCGTCCACATAGAAATTTACATCCAGTTCCCGGTGGTTCTTAATCTTCCGGCTAAAGCTCTCCGCAAAGTCTACAGTATCTTTTCCAGGATGGATAAAAGTCTTTGGGATTTTCGGGATTTCGTACTTACCATCAAGGTCTGCATCCGTGATTAAAAATTCTTTCATTACGTCATAAGCTGTATGTATCATTGATTCCACTCCCATTTTTTTCTCTTATAGTGCTAAAAGGTACTTATATTTGAAAAATACCATATCTTGTGTCTTAATGCAAGTTTTCCTACTAAATATCTTGTGTTGTTCTGAATGTAGAGTAAAAATCATATCGTCAGAACGGCGCAAGGGAAACCCCCATTTTTCAAGGCTTCCAGACCTCAATTGAAATGTCAGTGTTGCACATGTAACCGCCAACGGTTCAACGGTAATCTTCTCAAAAAGTTCATTAACAATCTGCCTGTTAATGTCTTTTTGAGTAACGCCTTTGAACTTTTTTAACTGCTCTTTAATAGCATTTAATTGTATTTCTACTGGTTCTGGACTTTTGGTGTTTTGTAGCTCTCGAATATGGCTCTCTGTCTGTTTTATCTGTTTTACATATTCTTTGTTTCTTGAAACAAATTCATCATCAGATATTTTGCCATCCAGATTATATTCCAGTATTTTTTCACGCTTTTGTTTTAACAGGTCGATCTGTTTTTCAAGTCTCGTGATTTCGTTTATATTGTCTGGAATGTTTTTAATTGAGGACTGTAAAATTTCAAAATATTCCTCCAAAATGCTGTCAATATTTTCAGAAGATTTATTAATCAATTCTGCAATTACTTCTTTTAGCTCTGATTCTGCCAGCCCGAACGAATTGCAAGAAGCTGCTCCATTTTTTATTTTATAGCTGCATACCCATCGAACATCTTCTTTTCCTCTGATGTAATGTTGCTTCATCCAGTATGGCGCTCCGTCATTTGCGCAGAAAAGTTTTCCGGTGAAAATATTTTCATTCTTAAAAGACGTTCTTCTCGATTTTATAGCTTCTCCTCGTTCTCTTAAATATGCATTTGCCTTTTCCCAAGTGGCCTCGTCAATGATCTGCGGCACTCTGGAGCCATCATCTTTAAACATTACCCATTCTGACTGCGGAAGAAATTCTTGTTTCTTGGTGAACATATCGACAACCTTTACTTTTCCTCCACAATAGTATCCTTTGTATTTTGGATTCCGAATAATATTTTTTATGACATCCCGGTTGATTTTCCCACCTTTGAAACTTCTGTATCCCATATCCCAGAGTTTTTTTTCTATTCTTGGCGTAGATATTCCGGAAGCGTAATCTTGAAAAATCATTCGAACCATGTCCGCTTCTTCTGGAACCAGTTCGAGTTTTCCTTGATTGTTTGAGTATCCATACATTCTGTGCCCGAGAACAACACCATTTTTGATTGACTGTGCGTGTCCAAATTTTACTCTTGAAGAAAGCTTGCGGATTTCGTCCTGCGCTACCCCAGCCATAATAGTAAGTCTGAACTCACTATCATCATCAATAGTGTTAATTCCATCATTTTGGAACCACACGCATACGCCGTAAGATAACAATTCCCTGGTATATTGGATGCTGTCAAGAGTATTTCGCGCAAATCTTGAAATTTCTTTCGTAATAATCATGTCAATTTTTCCGAGCTTTGCATCTCTGAGCATTCTTTGAAATTCTTCTCTTTTATCCGCATGTATTCCAGAAATACCATCATCAATGTAAGAACCAGCAAACTTCCATCTGTTGTTAGAATGTATCAGCTCTTCAAAATGTTCCTCCTGGTGCTTAATGGATGCTTGCTGTTCAACTTTTTCAGTAGAAACCCTGGCATAATAAGCAACATTTAGTTCAATGTCGTAAATAGAGCAATTTCTTAATTTTTCTCTGACATAATAAATATTCATAGTGCATTTCTCCCTTAATAAACAGGGAGTGGAATCATATAAAGTATAACACCTCATATAACTCCACTCAATACATTTTCGTTACTTTCTAATGCTGATTTCAGCTTTAATTTTATCTCTTGTTTTCTCATCTATCAGACCAAGTGAGAACATTCTTTCGTTTATGGCATACAATATAGCTTTTTCCATTAATTGTCCCTCCATATAATTATCTCGTTTTAAGCGCTGTTTTTCTTTATCTTTTGTATGCCCTATAATTTCTACCATTATTCTCTTTTGAACGATTCTGCACTATTTTAAGTACACAATTATCACGTTTCACAACAAATCAAATATATTGACCTGTCCATCAATCTGAGATTCTTCCAGATTGTAAAATTTGCAAGCTATATAATCTGGGTTCCAATCAATTTCCAGTTCGTATTGTAAACACCGCGGATGCTTACCACCACGGAAGAATCTGCATTCCGAACAGGTATGCTGATAAGCTGTACCGCCAGATCGCTTATACATTTCGCTTATCTTCCTCATAGAATCACTCGCTTTACTCTTGACTTTCCTCTCACTTTCTTCTTGAAGATACCATTTTTAACACAATCCCTCGGATCACATCCTCTGCTATGTTCTTCGATCAAGATATAATCACAGGTTGCATTTGTACTCCATGCATTTTCGCTCTTGCTGTAATAGTCGCATTTTGAGCATTGTCTCCGCTTTAAGCCTATAATTTCAGTGCTTTTTAATTCTCTCCATGGTTTTCTATCTGGCATTTTTCCGCACCTCCCAATCTGGCAGTATCTATAATTTTTAAAAGGTCTGGACTTAGTTTTCTTCGTTCCTGTTCTCTCTGCACTTCTGCCCGATACGTCCTTTGAAAATTTGACTGAACTACACTCCACCATGTACCATCCACATTTTCAGATACCGCCCATTCTCTAAGTTGTGCCGGACTTGATACTGCTTTCTGAATGATTTTTGGAAGCTTATCAAACTCTGCTTCTGCATATAATGCAGAGCTTTGAATGGCTCTGCGTACCTTTTCCCATGCTTCCGTTTCATTCAGCTCTTCTTTTTGTGTCTGAAGGCTCTGCGCGCATTGCCGTAATGCAGCTATTGTAGGTTCTTTCCATTCAGTTTGCATATATTTCTTCAACCCAAAACTTAAAAGCTTGTAATCTATGTCTTTCAAAAGTCCATACCATGTATCAAAAGCATTCTGATCTGGCAGAAATGATGGAGAAGTGTACACAGCTTTCATTGCCTTTACCAGTACCGCCCATTCTTCCCTTGTCATACCCAATTATCTACCTCGCTTACCCTGTTTTGAATTTTCTCCATGTAGCTGCACGGTCTATTCGTAGACTTGTCTGCGTATTGCCCTTCAAATACTTTTGCGAAATTTCCAGGCTTTAAGAACCAGTCAAACGTAACCATCCAGCCATTTTTATTCTGCCCTTGCAAGAAACTACTATGGCGAATGTTCTCAATGGCTTCTAAGATATCATCTATATGGTTCTGACGGATTCTGGCTTTCACCGCTTGTTCTCGTTTTGGTGTCATTCTTTTTACAGGAGTGATACCAAATTCTTCCAGAGTATTCCATTCATCAATGATTCGTTGGACGTCAGTCTGACGAATAGTATCTTTAGATACTATTAAATCATTTATATCTTTTTCTTTATCTTTATCTAATTCTGTATCTAAATCTAATTCTAAATCTTTATCTTTATTCTTATTCTGTTCCGTTACAGTAATGTTACTGTAACGTTTCTGTAACGTTACATCATCTTTCTTGCAAAGCAATGCGGCCTTATTTTTTTGACGTTCACGATATTCTGCAACCCTTTTTCTGTTTTGATCTCGTATTTTCTCCAATTCGTCTGCACTTTGATGCTCTTCCCAGCCGGGAATAGAAAGCAATTCAGAATCTCTGGTAATCATCCCGAACTTTTCCAGAACTGTTAATGCTAATTGAATAATGCTTTCCTCAAAATCCAATTCATCTGCAAGCATTTTTGTTGTGTATGGAATATTTTCAGTGAGGAAAATAATTCCGTTTGAATTGCATCTGCCAGCCATTGTCAAAAGCATTACCCAAATAAGAACAATATTGTTTCCCTCTGGCATTTTCCTTATTTGCTTAATTTTTCGGTTGCTAAACATTTCAATCTCAATTTTAATCCAGCTTACTTTAGCCATTAATGTAATTGCCTCCTCCAATTCCTGGATTTTTCAAAAGTGTTTATCTCAATTCAACTTCAATTCCATTGATTTTCAGTTCTCCATTTACCGGAATTACAAGAGATGGAACGCCGTTTATTTCTTTCAGTTCAATCAGAGCAATTTTATCTGGCTGGATGCAGATTGTTGCATCTGGTGTTACAATTTTTGCAGTTTTTGAATTGTGGATATTGTCAAGGGAAACAGGCTCATTACTGAAATACATTTCCCAGTTTTCTTTAAAATCCGATAATTTCTCGCCTGGAATTCCGCAATATCCAAAAATCTGTTCCATTTCATCACATGATACGGTTATCATCTCCGGGCTATCTTTCTTCTGTTCTCTTACTTCCTGTAATGATTCAATCAGACTTTCCGTGAAATTGAATGTTGTATTTCCTTCGAAATTATTCATGATAAAATCTGAAAAGACATTGATCTCATTTCCCGGTATACGTGGAATTGGTGTGCCAAGAACATTTTCGATGAAGTCTGGATGAATATTCTTTATGTTTTTGTTGAAATACAAGGTTCCATGAATATCAGTGCTTCTATCATTGAATACAGGGAATAAGAATCCTGTTTCTGGTCTTGAGACTACCCAATCACGAATTCTGTCTTTGATGTTATTTTCAGTCACATCATAGCTAAGACCTGCCTTTGAAAGATTCACCGGACAAATGCTGCACAGAATGTGTTCATAGATTTCTTCTGAAGAATCGTGCATTTCAGTTCCATCAGAAGCCTTTCCAGGAATGTCATATACTGCATGAATGAGAACTATATAGTAATTTTCCGGATAATCATAATTTTCAATCACTTTATCATAAAATTCATCCAAAAGCTCATCATCTTTAAGCTTACTTGCTCTGATTCGCATAAGAAATTCCTGTGTTCCACCCTCTTTTTCCTGTGCTAATGGAAAATCAAAGTTCATAAGGTTCTTTCCAAGTCTGCCAGACATGGTTTTCTTGAAAATGTCAAAATACTTAAACATTTCTTCCTCTGGAAGGGAAAGGAAAGCTTCTTTAATTTTGGTTTTCTTATTTTTTTCTGCATCCACATAACAACCACAAATACGTGTAATGGAACAATTTGCTGGTGTAAACTGTTTCTTGATCTCTGCGATTTCTTTCTTATTCATGATTAGTCCTCCGCTCCAAATATTTTTCTTAAATTGTTCTGGTAATTCTTCACTGTTTGTTCGATAGTGTTATAAGTTTGTCTTAATCTGCATCTTTCTTTGTAACCATCGCATATTGTTCCAAAAAGAATGGCATTCCGACATATCCCATCTTGACTAGCACAACATTTATTCATTTCTTCATCTCCTCCAACTTCTTCTCTATCGGATTAATAATCTCTTCCAATGCCTGTTGCTCATAATTTTCTTTCCAGATTTTTTCTCTTTTCCAAAATGGAACTTTTTTAACCTTGTCGATTAAATCAATACACGCCATAGCTGTCAGTGTTCCCCAGCATCCGTCACATGCTCTTTCATTGCACCAGTTTACAAATTCTTTAAATTTCATTTTTGAACTCCTCCAACTTCTTCTCAGCTTCTTCGCGGGTGAGGAATACTAAAACATTTAATTCTCCGATCCATTCATCATGGTTTGCCCACAAAAACTGTTTACCATCTTTGCCGCATTCAATTCCGCTTACCACGTTTTCTCGAATATCCATTCCGTATATATCCCATACAGTTGTGCCAATAGGACACGGCAATCTCACAAGCAAGCCCTGTTCTTCTAAGTCTTTATAAGATTTCAGTTCCTCTAACCATTTCGCAAGCTGTTCGTGTTCTTCTGCACATTTTATACAATTAGCCTTCATATAATTTTCTACAGAATCATTTGAGTCAAATTTTTCTGCGTCATTATAATTCATATCTGCTACTTCTTTTGCGTGTTTAATAGCTTCATCAAGTGTTAATCTCTCCATCTACTTCACCTCTTATATACAACCCACTTATCAGAACCTTTGAACTTTACCCTTATCTTTATCGGATGTCCATCACCAACCATTCCATTTGGCTTATATTCACCAACAAATGCTGCTCCTTCCAATGACTTATGGCTTTTCTCGCATGCAATAGCCTTTTCTTTATCCGCATAGTTAGTATTACAGATTTGACATGTATATAATATTTTCTTAATCATCTACTTCACCTCTTCCATCTGACTTTCTACAGTATCTGCAAGTAATAGCATTGATTCAATAACTTTATCTGTTAATGACATTCTATATTTATTGTCAGCAAAATACTTAACGTGAGCTATTGCTTCCTTAATCTTTTCTTCGCACGCAACAATTTCGGATGTTTCATACAAGGGCTTATCATCACTGTAATAAGTTACATTTTTGCCATTGTAAAATTTTAACATATTCGGAATCGGAATATTCAGTGCATTTAAATGATTTCCTCCTTCCCACTTAAATCCCTGTAATTTTGCTATTTTCAGAACTTTCAAATACTCTTCCCGCGTTCTTACAAATATGTTTTTTCCTGTTAAATCAATCATCAGAATTTCCTCCTGTAATCTCAGCCAAGCACTTATCATATCCATCTTTATATCCAAGGTCATAACCGCTTGTAATTTTTGGTGTTTTGATTTTGTCTGGTAACGGTCGCATTGGGCACCGCTCAGGTCTATCAGTTGAATTTTCAATTGTTTTACCAGTTATTAAACACTGAAATCTGTGATAGGTATAGCAAAACATACAGCAACCCTCACAAGATTCTGGCGTATCAATCACCAATACTGATTTACTCATTCAACTCCACCGCCTTTCACGATTCCTACCGCCCTGCTTAGTCCAGCATTGTATCCTTGATGTACATCAGATAAGATACATTCGGATTCGATGAATTTATCTCTTTTCAATTCGCCAATAACCTTGTCCACATCAAAAGCTGTCGGCTGTTCGTCAACAGCTTCACATATAATTTCCGGGCTAAATGTTTCTCTCCCTGTGTTTAAAGAACTATTAATTGCTTCTTTCAGTTTATCTGCATTAATCAACCTCATAATCTTCACACTCCTCCGCATATTCATAACTGTCCATATCATCACATCTGCACTGGCAGGAATCCTGCTTAGTACAGCAGATGCAGCACTCTGTTTCACCGTCCGGGCGCTCTAATTTACATCTTCCCATTAATCCAGTCGCCCTCTTCTTCGAAATAAATGTATCTGCTGTTTTTCTTGACCGGCTTTGATGTATCAATGCCATACTTTATCAGCAGACCTTTCCAAGATTTAAACTCTTTTAGCGTGACCTTGAATCTGGTGTAGGTCTTCCCGTCCTTTTTGAAAATTGACATTTCCATGTTTAATCCTCCTTGTATGGTTTCGGAAGAGGCTGCCATGCCGTGACGCCTTCACAGTTTAAATGCCACGAACCGTCTATACAATACCCAGTGCGAACGAATGTTGTTCCCCTTCTGGTTTTGCATGATACAAGAACCGTCGTATCACCTTCCGGCAATCTCTCACTGACAGGAATCCATCCGTTTTCTTTCTCGTCCTGTTCAAAATCATTTAGAAGAGTATTCACAATATCCAGCGCACTCCCTGGAAGCCCATGCTTATACTGTGATTTCTTTTCTATCTCAGCTTTGTATTGTTCTAATCTGGTTCGTACTCTGCTCATACAACCACCTCTTCAAAATGCTCATTTAGTATTTCTTGTGATATCTCAATCCATCTGTTAACATTTACTCCGTCAAGATGGATTTCTCCATCAATAATTTTTTCATTTCCTACTTCGTAAACTTCGCCAACCTCAATTTCCATGTATCCGTCAACGTAAAATCCATCACCATCGTATGTATCTAACGTGAACGCTTTCACGCATTTATACTTCATGCTTCCACCTCGCTATCCTCTGGCATCTGGAACGTCATTCCTTTTTTGAGCATTTCTCCAAGTTCTCCCGCATGTGCTTTGTTTTCTTCCGTTTTTGGCTTCATACTTAATATCCTACATACTTCTGGAATTACATATTTTGTGTATTCCGAATCTCCATAGGCTTCCTGAATCATATTCAGTACCTTCATGGCTTTTGCTTTGGTGGAATATTTTCCTAAAATAAAATATCCTCCACTTCTCTGTGCATCCTGCAAACTCCAACATATAACATTCAATGAATCTGATAGTTTTAGATTAACTACAATGTTTTCAAACTTTACCAATGCTGTTTTATCTTGACTTCTAATTAGCATTCCGTGTCCTCCTGTTTCTTAAAATCCATCTTCAAATCATAAACAAACTGGCAAAGTTTCTCTGCCACCTCATCGGCGTTTTCTACATTTGCAAGCTGTCTAACATACTGCTTACCGCAGATAACACAAGCCAACTTTCTGATTGTTTCCCAGACCTGCCATGAGATAATGGAAGAATCAAAAGCAACCGTCATTAGAGAGCCTCTTCCGTTTCCTTTCTCATCTCTAAACCACTTTTCTCTCGGTGCTTTTAATGTGGTTGCAACATCTTCTCTGGTAAGACAACCTTTGTATTTCTCGTCCATGCGCTTTTCCAGTTCGTCCAGAAGTTCTTTCTTTTCCTGCTCTGTCATTTCGTCCTCACTTTCCATACCTTTTTAAAATCTCAGTAACTGTATTAATGTGCTCTGACAGTGTATCTAAATCTTCATCTTTAATTACTCTCAGCCCACGTCTCGACTTAAAATCTTCAATGGCATATACACCATCTCTAATTTCATTAAATTTCTTTGCCATTTTGCTTTCTTTTATAGCTTCGGAATCGTATTTGTAAAATGTCTCATATTTATCGTGCTCTCCGAACTTGTCGGTTACGATTTTGGTTCGTTTAGGAGTTATGCGAATAATTTTTGCCGGATACACCATGACGTGTCTAAAACTTGCTCCCCATCCGCACCGTACTTCTCTTGCAATTCCAACCACATCTCCGACTTTTAAATCATCTTTATTTATCGGGTTTAATTTTCCTATTACCATCCTCTTATCATCCTCACTTTCCCCATGTAAGTAACTGACATGCTATTGTGCAGTTGGTACATGATTTTAATACTCAATAAAATCAGATAATTCCATCTGACCAACTATATTATTGTCTTGCATCCACCATAGATATACTTCTTCGCCACAACTCCACTTTGTATCTTTCCCACGCTGCTTGCGTTCTTCAATCATTCTGTCAAAAGAACGTATATATGCTTGCTTGTACTTTGGAAAATCATACATTTCCTTTTCTCTTTGTTTCTTTGAAGCAAGCGGACAGCCTAAACAACCTAATCGGTCATATCCGCATTGATATAGCTCACATACCTTAATATCTTTCTCACCAATGAACTGTCAGATATTCTGATCTGTCCAATCAATAATTGGATTGACTACTGTTTTTTCTTTCATCTGACAATTTTCGAATAACCTTCTAGTGTTATCATTGTCAGTGGTAAGCATTTTCTCATCAGAAACACCGATGCTTTTACTTGCTGTCTGCCCCAATACTTCAAATTGGCTTCTGTTACTTCTTTTTTTGCTTTCTGCCCATCGAACACCTGTTGCAATCAACCTGTTCGGATTACCGCCCTCTTTTAATTCTGAACAACAATACCGAACGATTCTAGTCGGTGGCATTAGTTTTCTGGGAATGAGATTCCACATTGTAAGGCATTTTCCGTTTTTCTGAAGGTGATAGTCGATCTCGCATCTAATTCCATCTGCTGATAATTTATTGAAAGTGTCTTTGATATGTCTTACTGTCTGCGGCGCATCCACTGTGGTATGAGAATTATGTACCTCGAACGGGATTCCAGACATTTTGAACAGCCTAAGAAGCACATCTGAATCCTTTCCACCGGAATACTCACATACAAGTGGTTTGTTATAATGTTTCAACGAGAGATCAGACGCAAGCCGGATTCTTTCAATTGCTTTTTGTTCTAAATCCATAATATTTACACTCCAAATCTTCTAACTAATTCTTTATTCAAATCTGGGATTCTTACATCTGTTTCAGATTCCAATTCCTCAATCATGCTCATAAAGCTTCTTTCGCCACGGTTCGCTTGTCCCACAAACTCATTTGCACAATTGATTACATCCAAAAGTCTTTTGGTTGAAAAGCCATGCAATTCCCGTAATGCCAACATAGTTGTTACCGTGTTAATTGTATTCGCCCAGTCATCACCAGTATTGAATCCATCGTTATAGGCTTGATCTTGCATGATTTCCAACTCTTTACGTGAGTTCTGCATGGCTCTGGCGAATGCCTGTGACATTTGATTATCGCATTCCAACACCCTATTTTTCTTTGGTGCTTTCATCTTTAATTTGCTTCCCATATTTTTTCCTTTCGTATCTGTATTCCGTCAAACGGTATGCTCTTGATACTCCCGGATGTTCTGTGGCAATCAGAGAATCCATCTCCAATTGCCGCATATGTCTCTGTACGGTACACTTTGTGAGGTCTGTTCCATCCATGATTTCTTCGTAAGAAGGCATGTATCCGTGTTTCTCAAAATACTTGACAAGAAATCCGTAAATATCATTTCTTGCAGATTGTCCCTCATTATATTTCCTCTGACGGTAATTCATAGGCAAAACGGATTTTCTTCCGCAGTATTGCTTTTTTCTGCACGCATTTTATTTAATCTTTCCGCAGCTTTCTTTTTCGCTTCATCGGAATATTTCCTTGGTGGATTGATTTTAATGTAGGAATACGGCAAGTGAGCGAAAATAGATCCATCATTATTTCTGGCAAAAATTTTCACATCATCTGGAAATTCCTTTTCTAATTCCTCACATCTGTTCTTCCAGGTACTCCCATTCTTAGCAGTAAGCCCTACATAATCTCTTCTTGGAATCCACTCAATTACGCATTCGTTTGTGTTTTCTGACACAAAACTCACCTCTATTCATTTTTTTATTTTTTATCTTTGGAATTTAGCCAGTAGAACTACTGGTGTGTTAGAATCAGTGATAGTTTTCTTCATTGAGTAAGTCGTTGAATTTTTCCAACGCCTTAATAGATACTTTGTTATTTGCTTTTTCTGGTTTGATTGATACTTTTAAGTGAGTATCAATGATGTGTTTTAGCTCTCTTGCAAGTGTTTTCTTGCCTTGCTGAAGTCCCTGTCTGTATGTCTTGGGCTGTTTATATTGCCCTGTTACTTGCTTTCCAGCTAACTGGCCACCAGCTGTAATGTTGTACATCTGGAAGCCTTTATCTGCAAAAGCCTTGATTGTTTCAATTTCTTTCTGGTCAAGTTCATCCTTTCTACATGTTCTATATGAAAGTTTCCATCCAGTAGGATTACTTTCACTGTAAAACTTATGCTTTTTAAGGCTTAATGCTATATGGTCATATTCTGCTAAATGGCTCGCACATCTCTCACGAAGTCTAAGCGCTTGTCCCACGTAGCTGCGTCGAATCCCTGCTTCGTCTATCCTATAAAAAGCATATATGCCACTTGTATTTGGTATCGAAGGGCATATTGATTCAATCATTTTTTCTCTCGCATTTTTCATTGCATATATTTTTTTATAATTTACTTTTTGCATTTCTCCTGCCCCTTAACGGTGTGGTTAGTATTTCTTCGATAGACCATCCTAATTCTTTTCTATGATATAAACAGTGTGCGTTTATGCCTATAATTTCAGCCCATTCAAGAACTCTATGCTTTTCTCCATTGTATTCCCATATTGCAGATTCAGATAAATTCTTACATCTCTTGCTACAATAAACAGCGTCATTGAAATGTCCACCTCTCTTGGCATTAAAAGGTTTGTTACAAATTGGGCATATTTTTGTATAATCTTTAATAGTTGGGTGATCTTTGTAATAAAGAATTTTACCGCATCTTGGACTGCACGTCTTTTGCCCTTTTCTTTGCTTTAGTTCAAATTGTTTTCCACAAACAGGACATATTAAATACTTGTTTTCTTTTGGTATAGAGTTTCTTTTATTTTGTGCCTGCTCAGCATTTGTAATAAAACGGCAGTTATCTGGTTCATAATTTCCGTTTACGTCTATTCGGTCAATGGTTAAGATATTTATTCCATTACTTGTTTTTTCTTCCTTATATCCATTCTCAATTGCCCATTTGTAAAATAATGTGAAATTATTTTTCCATTCATCACACATTACTATTCCACGCCCGCCGTAATTTTTGTACGATTTACATGTTTTACAATAGCAACGATATTTAATACTCTTCCAAAGTGGGTACAGCCTTCCACAGTTATTAGATAGCCCATGTTTTCTGCTCATATTGCCAATAATTTCTCTATGCAGACATCCACATGACTTCGTTGTTCCTCTTTGTAACCCTGCTTGTCTTACAATAGTTTTATTTCCACAATCACAAATGCATTCCCAGCGCTTTGTTCTAACCCCTTTGTCTGAAATAGTATCTTCTGCTCTTTTTATGACGGTGAGTCTCCCGAATTTCTTGCCTGTCAAATCAATATTTTTACGCATTAAAAACTCCTTTTTCTGCACACTTCCTCATCACGAAAACTTTTCTATAATTCCTCTAACATCCCCCCTTTTTCAATCTGGTCAATTAGTTTCTTGCATTCATCTTTAACATAGGCAAGTGAACGAATTTTGCAATCTGGATCTTTATTTAATTCTCGCCAGCAATCTCCCATTATTTTAAGCATTTTTTTGAAGCCTGGTTCTTCCCCGAAATACTGTTCTGCTGTCTCAATATCATAACCATCGAAACAATGAGCGCAGTCAAATCCAATCCACCATATATCATCATCGTCACAATCGTGTAAAAATGGTTCTGAATAAGTAACTCCACCATGGCAGTCAAGATAACCTAAATCATCAACACTTTTCTTTGCTAGCTTATGGCTGTTAGGTATTCCAACGTATCCGCATCTGTATGCTCCTGGCATAAACAGAACCACATATGGATAACCTTTGTATGTAGACTTTGTTTCTAAAACTGGTTTCATTTAATCACTCCCATTCACTCTCGTATTCATCTTCGCCCTCATCATAGTAACCATTTTCCATGATTTCTTTAAATGTAGCGATTGCTTTTCTAAACCTGTCGCGTAGAACCTCTTCTTTTTGCTCAAGATTTGCAATTACCTTTTTACGTTCTTCGATTTCTTTAAGCAGCGCTGCGTTCTCTTCTTCAAGATTGTATCTGGCAATACGTTTCATGGTTGTTGGGTCAAGTTTTACAAGTTCCTTTCCAGTGACAATAAGAGTTGTTGGATTCATCATTGCCGGTACATATGTTCTTGTTTCACCATAAACCGGTGTAGTTTCTATTTGTTCTGGTGGTTCAGTAATATCCTCAATGGATTCAACATCAAAGCACATTATTTTCTGATTGCTGAAATAAATAATCTGTCCTGTTTGTACCATTTCATTACTCCTTAATTAAACGGAAGTTCATCGTCCATAATTGACGGCATATCCATAAATCCACTTGTGCCCTGTTCTGGACTTGGAACTGGTGGCTGCAACTGTTCTTCTGGCTGGCTCTTCTTGTTCTCCGCAAACTCATGTGTTTCCACAAGGCAATCATTTGTGTAGACTTTCCTTCCGTCCTTGTCAGTGTAATTTCCAGTCTTCCAAGTTCCGATAACTGCAATCTTCATTCCTTTATACAGATATTTTTCGGCAAACTCACCATTCTTTCCAAGTGCAACACAATTTATGAAGTCTGATGTGCGTTCATTGTTTTTGCGATACTGTCTCTCAACTGCAAGTGTGTATCTGGCAATCGTTGTATTGTTTGTTCCCATTCGGATGTCTGGGTCTTTTGCCAAACGTCCGATCAAAATTACTTTATTCATGTTTGTTCTCCTTGTACGGTTCTGGCATAGCTGGCAAAGGCATCCATGCAATTACTTTCAATTTTTCGAAACCGTCTGTAAAATATTCTCCATTCCACATTGCTCTGAATGGAATTGTTCCTTTTTCGGCAGCAATCAAATATATGTCTCCTTTAAAATTATGATTAGGTTTTGGTTCCGGCGGCAATTTCACATCTACTGGAATCCACATATCCGATAAGCTATAGGAATTAATCAGTTTCTCAACCTTCTCTATTGCATCATTCCAGCCCTTATTGTACCGACAGAACAACGGGTCAATGTCTTCTGGATTACTGTGAGTTGACGGCTTCTTTAATTTGCTCAACATTTTCAAGAAAACTTTCATGTTTCATCCTCCCTCTTTTTATCTTCAAAGAAGCTTTCATAATCAAACCAATCATCTTTGATAAAATTTCCAATGATTTTTACACTATTTCCCCATCCTTTTGTAGCAACCCTAACATGTTTTCCTTTGAGATTAATCAAATCATCGACTCCAACTATGTCCATAATTCGCATGATTGCTTCAAGCCCAGATGCATAACCTTTAAATTCTCTTGCACCGAGATAACCATTTCCAAGTGCATATCCGCCGTATACGCATCCCCATCCACCACCGGAAAGAGATAAGTCAAGTGTAAGTACTCCGTGGTCTCTGAAGTTCAATGATACACATGTGATTTCGGCATTCATAAGTTTATATCCCTCTGCGGCAAGAGATTTTTCTGACCATTCTTTCATATATCTTCCTCCTCATAATCGTTACAGTAAAGTGAACCGTAATCCCATGCTAACGTACAGCAATTACGGAATCTACATTTGTCACAATCGGTCATTTCCATGAAAATTCTCCTTTCAGAACGGGCATAAATTCAAGTCAACTTCCAGTCCAGCCCGTCCAATCTGAACCAGAACATCATCCCCAACAGTTTCTTTGATTTCTTTGAGCATTTTTTTAGCATCCGATGCTTTACCGCTCAAATGTACCAGTGTTACTGTTCGAAGCGATTCTGTGCGGTTTTGCTTAATGAATTGCTTACAAGTTAGCAAAGAACAATGTCCTTTTATTCGGTGCCTGTAGTTAGCTTCTGTCATGTCTACCAATTCTTCACAGTAGTTACACTCAATTACCATATGCTCAACTTGCATCTTTTGGAAACTATATATGCAGTACTCAAAATCCGTCATGTACAGAAGCTTTCCCATTTCTTCATATTCCACGATATAGCCATAGTTGAAGCACGGAATAAGTTGCCCTGTGTCCTTGTCCCTTGTAGTATGTGGCAAATAAAACGGTATTACTGTGAATGAGCCAACACGAAACGGTCTTTTTTCTGGAACGCCTTTCATCAATTCACCAGTGATGATTTGCAGATGCTCCACTGTTTCATCATTGGTGTAAATCTGAATGCCTAAATTCATCAGATTTTTAAATGATTCACGGTGATCACCGTGTTCATGCGTCAGAAGCACACCAGAAACATCACTTGTCCTGTAGTCAATAGCTTTCAGAATGTCTTTGTATTTGCATCCGCAGTCCAGAAGAAGCATTTCTCCGCTGTTCGATTTCAAAACATAGCAGTTTCCGTGTTGGCTTCCTGTGTTTACTACTCGCATGAACATTTTTTGTCACCTCGCTTTCTGTTTATTTGTAGCTATTTAAAATTGAAGAAGCAGTTTCTCCAATCATATTTTTATCGTCCTGCTGATATGGAGGAGCTCCGCGCCATAATTCTTTCATATCTTTTAAATCTGTAGCCACCATTGCGTCCCTTATTAATTGAAGCTCTTTAAGCGATAATTCCACAGTCACAATAGAATCCCAATTAATTCTCTTTCTTCCTATCTCTTTCATACTTCATCATCCTTTGGAAATTGAAATGTGGTAATATTTTTTAAATTAATACTTATGTTGTATGCTTCGTGTAACTGGTTCATAACCTGTTCTACTTTTTGCCTTGAAGAGTATGTTGCTAAAGTCCACGCTCCAAGCCCTACTACTTTTGCAATAATTCTATTATCGTCTGTCTTTACTACGGTGCATTCATCATATGGGATATCAAGCAATCCACTCTGACTTGCTAATCTCATTCCTACTCACCTCCGAAAAAAGTTTTCTCTTATATTGTTACTTATGTCAGTTTTCCTCATTTACGACAATACCGCCATGGATAATAACTCTTTTTCCGTCCGAATCGTCAAAGTAAACTTCATTCTCGGATTCAGAAACATCAAACTTTCCAGACCAGGACTTTATTTTACCGCCATTGTAATCGTAAACAGTTACGGTACGGTTCAGACCACCGTCAATATCACTGGATAGCGATTTTAATAATCTACTACAGCAAAAACAAGCATTAAACATTATGATTGCTATAGCCACTGTGACTAATACTGCTGTCTTAATACATTTATGCTTCATTTTGACTCTCCTTTTACATTGTAAGTCGGATTATAATGAGTACAACAAATATAATAACATTTAAAAGAATAATTAAATTGGTTCGATTGTATTCATTTTTTCGAATAAAAGTTACTATCCATCCCAAAAGTGCTATTGAAAGCAAAATAATAAGCACAATTGTGGAAGTTTCCATCCTACATTTCCTCCTGGCTCATAAATGACGGAATCTCTGTTTCAGCCGGCTCTGCTACCGGGATTGGTTCTTTTTCTGCTGTTTTTACGTCTTCAGCTACGGTTGGCTGATTAGGCTTTTCTTCGATTGCTTCTGGTTCTGGAATGAATTCCTCTTTGTTGGCATTCTGTTCGATTTCTTCCTGCACTTCTCTGTATGTAGCATCCATCGTGTTATATTCATAAGCCTGCACCGGATTATCCCATTTCTTAGGAATGGACTTCATAATGTTGTTACGCATTTTACGAACAATCATAGATTCTCTCGACTGTGTTTCGTAGTATGACGGGGAAATGTACGGTCTTAATTCTTCGCAATCAATAATTGCTTCCAGTTCCCCAATATCAGCAACCTTTTTCATAACTTCTTTTTTCTTTGTTTCAATCTGAGCTTTCTGTGCATCTGTAGCTTTATATCTGTCTGTACAGATACCGAATGTTTCGTTCTGTAGATTATTCTTGATGTGCGCTGCAAGATTCTTCAGTACATCTGCTCTTTCACAAGAAAGGTATTCAATATGTCCGTCCTTATACTGAATCGGATATACGATACGGACTACCTTACCTACACCAGATTCTTCCCATTCTGGCGGTGTGATTTCCACACCTTTATGTCTTGGTGGGATATACTTATCACCTTCTCTGACTTTCCAGTACGGGAATACTTTAGCTACATCGACACCATATCTACTTACAAGAGCGTCATTTCCATCACCCTCAATCGCAAACTCGATTTTCTTCTCCCACTGTGCCGGCTTCCCTTTTCCTGCTACGTTTACGTTTCTGATCTGGAAATAGCATTCTCTTGGCTGCGCATTTGCATTCAGTTTTAATGCTGCTACTTTACTCAGAATGAATTTAAGGTTAGAGCCATTGATTGCTTCAAAACTTGTGCCGCTCTCATGTACCATCTGAAAAATAGATCCCATTGCTGCCACTACGCAATCCTTTGAATAGGAATCAAATTCCATTCCTCTTGAAGTTAAATCTCTTTCCATTAAATCAACATACCGATTTGTGTAATAAGAAAGCTGTGTGTTAAAATTTGCTACCTGTGTTGTTTCTGCCATATCAATTCTCCTTTTCTATTAATCACAATAAGTTCTATTACAAAATGGACATCCTGTAATTAATTCCTTTGATGCTCTCTCAACAGAAATTCCATTCCGTTCTTTTCCGCTTCTTGTTCGTCCTTTTTCAGAATAGATATTCTGTTTACAACTGAAACATTTTCCGTTATGTGGTGCAAAATGCGGATAACCTTTTTCGGCACAATATTTTTCTTGTGCTTTTGTTGCTTTTGAAATGTCGTAAGTTTCTGCCATTTTAATTCTCCTTTTCTTTTTTTATATTTGCTAACACGCTGTTGCGTGATTGTATGTTTTGTACCTATGTAGATTTGCAGATATCTCAAACCTCAATTTCCAATATTCGGTTTTACATAGGTTCTTGTGAGTGAAATATCCTCCTCACATTCCAGGTGCAAAATCACCTGTGACTTGATTAAGCCAATTATTTCTGTTATTCTAATAATAAATATAGTTTGTTCTATATTTCATATGGAGCAGCCAGTTTGTTGCCAAACAAGTTACTGGCTGTTCCTTTCTTTTTTTAAAGCTCTTTCGCCGTCAAATCTCTGTCCGTCACTCTTAGTACAATCATCTGCCTGTCTAAAATAGGGATTCTGCTTTTGTCAATGCTCTCCGAATCATCAATCCAAATCGGCAGATTCAGACCATTCATTTCCTGTAATCCATTCAGTAAATCAACCTCGCAAAGAATTTTGTCGGAATGATTTAATCCGCTATTGTAGTCGATTCCATTACAGATCATCTTGCAAGTTTCCACTGGATTTCCCTCAATCGTGTAATCAAGGAAACTGAACTGGAAATGATGGAAAAATGGATTGATTTTCTCTGCCAGTGCCTTATTCTTCTGGATTGAGAAGTTAAGAACGGTATCAATGTTCTTTTCAATATCAGCTTGAACCTGTCCAAGGCTTTTCAGTTCCTCATTCAGTTCGGCTACTCGCTTTTCTTTTTCTGTGACTGCTGCCTGTGCAATCTTAATGTCTGCATCCACATTGGAAATCTGTTTCATAACATTGCTGATCTGCATTCTTAATTCCTGTTTCTTTCCAGGAACATCATCAAATGATTTCAGTTTCTCTTCAAGTTCTGCAATTCTCGCTGTAACCGCAAGATATTCTTCATCATTTGTCATATCTACAGATTCTGGAAGCTCCGTAAATTTGGACTGTTCTTCCTCAATCTGCTTAGTGAGTTCAGCAACTTCATCCTGTGCTACGCCGATTTCTGACTGTAATTTGCTGATTTCCTCGTTAGTTTTCTTTAATTTTGCAGAAGCAGAATTTCCAAGGTCGCAAGTTCCTTTTAACTGGTTCTGTTTTGCTGATTCCCAGTTTTGCTTTTTGGTTAATTCATTTTCAATTCTGAACTTCTTCTTTTCTTCAAAGGAAACTCTCAATTCGGCAACCTGTTCTTCTGGCAATTCCTGTCCACAAGTCGGGCAAATAGTATCAGAATCATTGAATGTTTCAGCTTCAATAGTTTTCAGTCCAGAATCATCCCACTCCATTTCTTTGATTCTCGGATAGTCCTGTCTGGCTCTATCCAAGTCAGCTTTTGCCTGTTGTGCTTCCCTTATGTGGTTGTCCAGTTCCATTCCAATAATACGAACGCTTGATTCCTTTTCTGATTTTTTTAACCTAAGTTCGGAAACTGTATCAGAAATGAATTTTTGTCTGGCTCTTAACCATTCATTCGCCTTGCTAACAAGTCCATCCTTGGAAGATTTCAGTCCTCGGATTTCATATGAAAGACTGTCATAGCCTTTTGCTGAATCTTCAAGAATCTTTTCCTGTTCTTCCAGTTTGGAAAGCTCCGCATTAAGCTCCTGTTTTTTGGATTCTAGGGAGGAAGTATCTTCTGCTTCAATGCTTCGATTGGTTTCATATGCAATCTCCGTGTTTTTGGCATCCACCTTTTTCTTCTGTGCATTCAGTTCCTTTCGGAGCTTCTTCAAGGTATCCTCTACGGAATGCCCTTTTGTGATTTCTTCCACATGAGCGTACTGTGGATTTTCTTCCATAAACTGTGCAATATCAAAACCAGACATCTTTTCCAGTACCTTTCTGGATTCTGCTGTTGACTTCTGCAATGTGTCCAGAAATGGTTTTGGGTTACTGCACATCAGAAGCGTTGAAGGTTCTGCTATTGACTGGATGAACTCGGTATAATCCTTTGATTTAGCCGGGAATCCGTCAATTTCATAAGAAGTTTCATTTCCATCGAACACCTCTTCGGATTGTCCCCTCGGTTTTCTCCACTTCTGTTTTGTGATTTTGCGGATCACTTTTTCTTTTCCATCAATCGCAAGCGTAAGCTCTCTTATAACATCAACTTTTGGCACTTCCAAGCCATTTTCTTTTCTTCTAATAGAAGTCGGTTCTGTACCATTTGCCATCTTTCCTGTCAGAACGTCCAAATATGCGTCCTGCAATGTGGATTTCCCTTCTCTGTTTCTGCCAGAAATCTCTGTTCTCGGAAACAAATCTACAGACTTACTCGGAAACTTCTTGTAATTCTCCAACGAAATCTTTTTTACTTCCACTTTCATGCTCGATTATCCTCCCTATTGATACCTCATATGCAGTTCTAATCTCTATTTCATCACCAGATAATTTTTTCTGATAAATTCGGCTCTGGATTCTTCCGATTATTTTTACGAAATCTCCAACCTTGAAATCAGCAGCTTCTCTGGCTTCTTTCCACCATGCTATACATGGGATATAATCTGTTCTTCGCAAGTCATATTCATTGCAAGCAATCATCAAATCACAGATTTCTTTTCCTCTTGGTGTTCTGCGGTAAATAGGAGGCTTGCAAAGATAACCTTCCAGAATGATTTTGTTTTCACCTTCTGCACTCCCATCACCATCTCCACACCAGATTGTTTCCGCTTTGATTTTAAGAATCAAATGTGACTTTCCACTTTCATGTTTGTTTGAAGAACTGTATCTTCCTTCAACATAGACGTGTTTTCCAATCTTTAAGCCTTCCGTCTGCTTTTCTTCAACAATTACTGGAAGCAAATCTACGTTCCCACTGGTACGCTTTGCACCAATATAGAATCTTACGAATTTTTCTCCGTCCTTGAAAAACGTTCCTGGCTGAATATCCATTATTACGCCATATATCTGAACTTCATTCTTATTATTCTTCATTCTCCAATTTCTCCATTTCTTTTACGGAAATCTCATATACACTTTCCGTTTCTTCCCCATTAACATAAACATCACGGCTCATTAACCTGCCAGTTACTTTAATGTAATCATTTCTTTTAACCTCTACCGCCAGATCAGCACCTTTTCCCCATAAAGTACAGCGAATAAAATCCGCTCTTTCTGAATACTCTCTTGGAATTGCTACAAAAAGATTTGAAACTTTTCTGTGCGTTACTGATGTAAGTTTTGCATATGGCTCTTTCGTGCAACTTCTGGCAATAAACTCTACTTTGTTTATATCGCCATCTGGAACCTGTTCATCCAGGATTTCCACCTCGTCAGCTGCGATATAATTAACATTGTGGTGCTTATTTGGATTTTTAGAAGTGTCCATGCTTCTGATTGCTCCTGTTACCACAACTTCTTTTCCGTTATAATCATTGTCACGCACAACGGAATCTTCTATAACTATTAGAAACATATCTACTGCACCGCTTTTACGAATGACTGTCAGCATGAATTTGTAATAGTATCTTCCGTAATGTTCGTGGCTAAATACTATTTCCCCGGCTCTGCCGGATAATTTTACTTTATTTAATCTTTGCATTTACTTTTCCTCCATTTCTAATATAATAGGAAGAAACACCATTAAGAATAAGACTGTTGATACGAAGAACACCCCGATAACATCAAATGATGTAAGCATCCATGTGATTGAGAAGATTACTGTAAACATCCCTATCCCTACAAATATTTCTCCTATTGTCTTTACCACCTCTTTCATTTTGCCCTCACTTTCTTCTGGAAGTTACTACAAGCGCAGTTGCCAGAATAGCGATAATTATATTTCTTGCCATCAGCTTTTCTTCCAGATCAGCAATGATTTCACTGGAAAGTGGCTGATTTTCGCCATTTTTTTGCATAAAAAGTCCTCCTGTTATATTTTTGTTTGTCAAATACAGGAGGTTGTGTTATAATAATCCTGTATTTAACTAACTCATTCTTAGTTAGATACCGTCCTGGTTGGTGTGACCGCACCTTCCAGGGCAACTTAATCTGCTTCTACAAATTTTCCATCTTTCAGCGTATAGAAAGTATCTTCCTTGATATTTTCCCCATCTACTTTTGCGGACTTAACGTCTACAATATGATATTCATTATCAATTTCTTTCCACTCTGCTAAAACAATAAAACATCCAATTTTTCCTTTAGCTTTTGAATCAATTCCTGTAGCTAATGCAATACTTTCTTTTCCTTCTACAATTGCCGCTGACCGATATCCGGTATTGGTTGCCGCTGACTGATTTCCGGTATTGGTTGCCGCTGACTGATCTCCGGTATTGGTTGCCGCTGACTGATATCCGGTATTGGTTGCCGCTGACCGATATCCGGTATTGGTTGCCGCTGACT